GAGATTCATGAGCGTCTCGTGGGCTCGGAGATGTGTATAAGAGACAGCTATGAGCGTGTGCCGAAACTCGACGTGTCCAAATTCAATGCGGTCGTGTTGGACGAGGCTTCGATTCTGAAACAGTCGGACGGCAAGACCCGCAAAATGCTGATCGACACGTTCAGGGATACGAAATACCGTCTCGCCTGTACCGCCACACCGGCACCGAACGACCCGGAGGAACTATGCAATCAGGCCGAGTTCCTTGGATACGCCACCCGTGTGAAGATGCTTGCCACGTATTTCGTGCATGACGGGAATATTTGGCGTTTGAAAGGTCACGCGGTTAAGCCGATGATGCGGTGGATGTCGCAATGGGCCATCGCATTGCGCAAGCCGTCCGATATTGGCGGTGATGATGCGGGATATGAGTTGCCCGGATTGAATCAGACCGTTGATGTTGTCGCCTATCACGGCAGCATCCCGGAAGGCCAATTGTTCGCAGCTGACCTTGGTGGCGTCGGCGGGCGTGCGAGAGTCCGTAAGGAAACGCTTGTTGACCGTGTGAGCCGGTGTGTCGATCTGGTCAACAACGAACCTGAAGAACAGTGGATTATCTGGGCTGGATTGAACGACGAGGCGGACATGCTGAACAGGCTTATCCCCGGCAGTGTGAATGTGAAAGGCTCCATGTCGCCGGAAGACAAGGCCAAGGCGTTCCTTGACTTCGCTGATGGGAACATTCCGGTGCTGATCACGAAGGGTTCCATGGCTTCGTTCGGTTTGAACTGGCAGAACTGCGCTCGAATGGCGTTCTGCGGTTTGAACGATTCGTGGGAATCCTACTACCAGTCGATACGCCGCTGCTACCGGTTCGGGCAGAAGCGCGTGGTTGACGTGCATGTGGTGGTTTCCGATTTGGAACGCGAGATAGCGGAGAACATCACCCGCAAGGAACAGCAGGCCACTCATTTGAGTGACGAGCTGGTGAAGACGATGAATGAATCGAACTCTTTCGGAAAGGCCGCATGATGGTCGATGAAATGTATATGACCGATGAAGCCAAAGGCAAGGATTGGACACTATGGCTTGGCGACTCGTGCGAACGCATGACGGAAATGGCTGACAACAGTGTTGATCTGAGTGTGAGCAGCCCGCCGTTCGCAAGCCTGTACGTGTACTCCGATTCAACCCGCGACTTGGGCAACAATAGTTCCCGTGAAGAGTTCATCGAGAACTACGGGTACATCATCCGCGAACTGTTGAGGGTCACGAAACCGGGCCGTATCGCTTGCGTGCATGTGCAGCAGGTTGTGACCACGAAGACCGCTGACGGCGTGGTTGGATTGACCGACTTCCGCGGTGATGTGATTCGAGCCTATGTGGAGAACGGTTGGATTTTCCACGGTGAAGTCACCGTGAACAAGAATCCACAGGCTCAGGCCATCCGCACGAAGGCTCAGGCTCTCATGTTCGTGACGAAGAACAAGGATTCCAGCATGAGCCGTCCCGCGTTGGCTGACTATCTGCTGATGTTCCGCAAGCCTGGCGAGAATCAGGTGCCGATCAAGAACGATGTGAGCAACGAGGAATGGATTGATTGGGCGCAGCCGGTCTGGTGGAACATTCGAGAGACCAACACGCTTAACGAGCGTCTTGGGCGAGAGAACACCGACGAACGCCACATCTGCCCGCTGCAATTGGATTTCATCGAACGGTGCATCCGCTTGTGGAGCAATAAGGGCGAGCTTGTGTTCGACCCGTTTGGTGGCATCGGCTCGACCGTGTACGAGGCAATCAAACTTGGCCGCAAGGGCATGAGCATTGAATTGAAGCCTTCCTATTGGGATGCGTCGGTGAATCTGATGCGCGATCTTGAAGAGAAGCTTGGAGAGGCGACACTGTTCTGATGGTTCCGCTCTCTGGGATTACCGAACCCGCATGGTGCGACAAGCATGGGGTCGAATATTACGGCCCCACTTGTCCTGAATGCGAGTCGGAAGCCGAAGACTATTGGGATGATATTGGAGACGCGAGCATATGGGATTTATGACCTATGATTTCGACATTCCAGGCGAACCCGTCGCGAAGGGCCGTCCACGATTCTACGGGTATCGGGCTGTGACCCCCCCAGCATACGAGGGATGCTGAGGAACTGGTGCGGAACCAATTCCACATGTTCTACCCTCATGCCGAACCATTGGACGGGGACGTGATGATGATTCTCATGTTTTATAAGGGGCGTCATGGGAAACCGGATTTGGACAATCTGGAAAAGCTCGTCAAGGACGCGTTGAACGGTTTGGCCTACGTGGATGACCAGCAGGTGAAACTCACGTTGTGCGCCATGCTGGAACCCGACCGTATGGCATGGGGACAACGGGCGAAACGGCTTGTCAAACGTCGGCAGGGAATGCCGTTGACATACGGCGGCAATCCTTATGAGCCGCATACGGAAATCCATATAGAACCCTTGCATGACATTCACGGCGGGTTGGAAAGTCTCGTCAGAAACACGAAGGAGATGATAAGCGATGTCGGAAACCAGCCTGAATACCGGTGAGATGCTGTTCCAACTGCGTGTCTGGGATTACTTGGCTTGGGCGTTGGACGATAAGCGTCTCGACCATGTTGAGAACCTGTACTACAAGGGGCGGCCGATCAGTGTTTCGACGTTCGCCAATCCGAACGTGCCGATGGTGAAATGCTTCGATAAGGCTGAACTGTCGGCTGGTGACATTGATTCCGAATATCCGTTCGTCATACAAGCCGATGGCATGTTCGATGCTGACGTGATGGACGAGCGTGAGTGGATCGCGTCTCAACCCGCGTACACGAGTCTGAGCGTGTGGGACAAGTTCGAGACTCTGCTACCGGCCAAACCGTCTATGGAATGCGTTGACTCGGGCACTCGAATGTTCATCCGATTCACATTGGGTGAATTGGCGGGCATGTTGAACAGTGGATTGCCGCTCGGAGGTGGACGATGATTCTTCCAGCAGTCAACGTCAACGGCATCCATTTGAGCAGCCAACAGCATGAGGCGCTTGTCAGCATATGGCGTACCGGTCGAATGCCGGAAGCTCAAACAGGTCAGAAACCGTGGCTGTGGATTCAAGCGCTCAGACGGCGCGGCTTGGTATCCGGCAATGCGCTCAGACTGACCGACAAGGGACGCCATATCGTCCAACTCCTACAGGACAGGAAAGCATTCCGGTCTCAAATCACCGCCGACAATCCACACTACGGAGCTTACTGGGACGCCTACTACGCCGACCAGTCCACATACCCGTACAAGCCGACGTTGGAAATCATTTGCGAAAGGAACTGTGATGAAACTTGACCCGCCACCGGACTTGGTTGAAATCGCTGAAGCCCTGGACGCGATGGCGAAACCACACGTGGGAAGCGGCTGGGCGAACACCAACTACACCGATCTGCCCTGCACCACGCCACGGCAGGAGGCCATCTGGATGGCATACAACGGAATCACAAGAGGAGAGGATTAACGGGCGATGTGGTTCAAGGTCGATGATGGGTTCTGCATGAATCCGAAGACGGCGATGCTGTCCAATGACGCCACCGCATTATGGCTTCGTTCAGGCACGTGGGCCGCGCAACAGCTGACAAAAGGACGTGTCCCAGCGAACATGATTCCCATGTTCCGTTGCTCCGATGATTCGGTTCAGGAACTCTGCGATGCGGGCTTGTGGGAGTATGACGCCGACAAGGACGAATACGTGTTCCATGATTGGGCTGACTATCAGCCGGACGGTGACGAAGTGGATGCCAAGCGCAGGAAGCGGAGTGAAGCTGGCAAGAAGGGTGCGAGCCGTCGTTGGAAGAAGCCCGAGAATGGCAAAAATGGCAAACCGATGGCAAATGCTATGGCAAACGCATGGCAAACCGATGGCAAATGCCATGGCAAACCTATGGCAAACGCATGGCAAGACGATGGCAAACCGATGGCAAACGCATGCCCCGTACCCGTACCCGATAAGAAAGAAGAAGAATATTATTCTTCTTCCAAAGAAATGACACTTGCCATGTTCCAAGACTCCACAGAGTTGACGGCGGCGTACAGCATGATGCGCACCGCTTACCCGAACTTGGATTTACAGGATGCTTGGAACGCTTTCTCCGTCCGTCACTATGCCAGAATCAGCACCGTGGGGGATTGGATACGCCTATGGCGTGGCTGGTGTGAGAACCGGGCGCAAATGGGTGGTATCCCACCGTCGAAGCCACACGTCCACACTTGGGCTTGCGAACACACGTTGAAAGCCTTGCATCTCCAATCGCAGGATGACGTGACCGACATGGCGTCAGCCGTCAAAAAAGCCAATGAGCTAAACCAGAAGGAAGAACCCCAGTGAAATACATCAGCCTGTTCAGCGGCATTGAAGCAGCAACTGTCGCATGGCAAACACTCGGATGGGAGCCAGTCGCATACGCCGAAATCGAACCATTCCCCAAAGCAGTACTCAAACACCACTATCCGAACGTTCCAGACTTAGGGGACATGACGAAAGTTAATTGGAAGGAATACCACCATGCAGCAGATGTCGTTGTGGGAGGAAGCCCCTGCCAGGCATTCAGCATCGCCGGACTCAGGAAGGCTCTGGACGATCCTCGCGGCCAGCTCATGCTCGAGTATCTCCGAGCTTGCGCAGAAATTGATCCGGAATGGATCGTATGGGAGAACGTGCCCGGAGTTCTGTCGGCTGAACACGGACGGGCTTTCCAGTCGCTCCTTGAGGCCGTGGCCGAACTCTGGCCTGATGGGGGGGTGCATGGCGAGTGCTGGACGCTCAGTTCTTCGGTGTGGCCCAGCGGCGCGAGCGTGTGTTCCTTGTCGTCAACACTCGAGACTGGCGGCGTGCCGCGCCGGTACTTTTTGAGCGCGAGAGCCTGTGCTGGGATCATACGTCGAGCCGAGAGAAGAGGCAAAGCCTTACCCAGGGAACTGCGGGAGGCGTTGGAGACGCAGATTCGGACGCTGGGGGATTGATGTTGGACTTCCATCAGTATGATGGACGGTTCAAGGTCAGCGATCATCCCGACGTGTCGAATACGCTCACCTCGCACATGGGTACCGGTGGCAACAATGTTCCCCTGATTAAGGCGTTCAAATGGAGCCAGGGTGAGAAGATCCGGAGTCTGGCGATTGGCGAAGTGAGTCCCACTTTGAGTACTGACCATAATCCAGCCGTCTACCAAATTGAGAGAGAGAGTGTGATGTGTCGCGCGGACACTCAGGCGAATGCCGCACAAGGATTCGATCTTTCTCCGACATTGATGGCTCACGCCGGAAAGGATGCCCCATTCATCTATCCGACAACTAATAGGAGAGATTAGTGGTTTTCACTTTCAAGATTCGCGGTGGCGGAGCGGGGGGGGGTAAGGGATTCCTCGGGCAGGACGAGCTTTCTGCCACGCTCAGCACGCACAATGACCAGTTTCTACATACGGAGGATTCGATGAATGGTTTGACGGTTCGCAGGTTGACGCCGTTGGAATGCGAAAGGCTTCAAGGTTTCCCGGACGGATGGACGGATATTCCGTGGAAGGGGAAGAAGCACGCGCCGGATAGTCCACGCTACAAGGCGCTCGGTAATTCGATGGCGGTTCCTGTCATGAGATGGATAGGTGAGGGCATCCAATTGGTTGAAGACAACAAGGGATTGTTCCAGGAGAACCCCAGTGAGCAGTGACAATCCATCCAAGGAGACGTGCCGCATGGTTGATGATCGTGATGGGAGACGTTGCGTGCGTTGCGGCCGAAGCTTGTATGCGGTGGGTGGTTCCCGGCATCATCGGAAACTCCGTAGCCAATGCACGAGGGTTGAGAAGCATCAAGTGCAGAATCTGATTCTGCTTTGCGGTTCGGGTACGACGGGCTGTCATGGTTTCGTTCACATGCATCCGACTATCGCTTATGAGAACGGCTGGTGCGTGAAATCGTTTCAAGACCAGTTGGAAGTGCCGGTGCGGACTTGGCATGGACTCGTGTATCTCACCACAGACGGCAAATATTCATCGACAAAGGAACAATCAAATGACTGACAATATCAATCCATCGCATTACAAGGATGGCCCGTTCGAATGCATCGAACTGTCCCGACTGTTGTCAAGCGACTGGGGTCAAGCCGTCCAATACTGCTTCAGGTGGCAGCACAAGAACGGTGTCGAAGACCTGAAAAAAGCCTTGTGGTTCGTTAACGACGCGCTCGTGCATGGAATTCCGATTTACGCCGTAAGTGACTGGGCGGACCTCGCTAGTGCATTGTTCCACACTCTCGCCAGAGAGGATTGGGCTGGTCTTAAGAGTGTTTGGGATGCATTCACTGTCTGGCATAGAGGTGATATTCCGGGACTCTTAAAAGACAAGATCAATGAAATCGAAAAGGAAGGCAAGTAATCATGGAACATATCGTGCAGTTCGCCATCGGCATTGACGACAAGGCCATCCAGAACCGCATCGAGGAATACGCCTACAAGGACGTGCTCGACAAGATCGTCAAAGAAACCATGGACACTGTTTTCGCGCGCACCAACGCGTATTCGCGGGAAAACATGTGTAAGACCATGATGGAGGAAGCTTTGCAAAGCTTCCTCGAAGAACGCAAGGACGAGATTATCGACAAGGCCGCGAACATGCTTGCCGACCGGTTCCAACGGACGAAGAAATATCGGGAAGCCATAGGTGCCGTCATCGCAAAGGATGGTGAGTGATGGATAAGACGAGGGTTGCCCTCACGGCGATTATCTGCATCACGATTGTCTTGACTTCGTTCAGCTTAGGAATGGCGCCTAATGTCGGCACGAATGCCAATACGGGTTTTCAAATGGAAACGGTCAAGACCGGTGACGTGACATGGGCGTGTTTGAAACATAACAGAGAATATATCGGTTGCAGCACGGTGGAGACGGTCAAATGAGTGTTTTCACAGGCAAGACCGGCTACATCGTCTGGCCGCAAGGTGAGACGGGAGTGCACACATGCCGCGTGTATGACTCACTGGATGAAGCTGTGGGCGCGGCACGTTCCAAAGCCGACTTCTACCACAGGGCATACGTGGTGCGTACCGCTTATGAGAGTCCGGCAAGAACCATCAGAACAATCCTCCCAAGGAGACACCAATGAGCGACAAAGTGAAAGTCGGCACGAGCAAGGTCACGTTCCGTGTGCGCGCGTTCGACTATCCGCAGATCGAACTCGCATCCGTCGAAGTGGATGTGCCGATGTACACGAAGACGGACAACAAGCTCGACAACATGCAGCAGGGACATGTCACGGCGGACGTGCCGGACGGTTTCAACGAGAAGGTCAAAGACGCATTGCAGGTGTTCGCGGACACTCTACAGGCATCGTTCAACGAAGAAGGAGAGTGAAATGTTGAGAAGCATTGATTTCAAAACAATGCCTTACCTGTTTACCGACAAGGCTGGCACTTGTCTGACCGTGGAGTTCGACGGGAGGGAACTGGATGACATCTACAAGCAGGTGAAAGCCATGTACGATCAGGCGCACTCGTCTGATGACATGCCCACCGAACCGGGCTGGTATGCGACTCGGGATGGTGAAGACCTGTTGAGCTACGACGGTGACGCTTGGCACATTCACAATATCGACTGTGATGCGCAATTGTTCGCTGACGGGGATTTGGAAACGATGGACTGGAGCGTGGTCAAACGCACGTTCGATGCTGACGCTTTCCCGCTGATACCAGTGAATCTTAACGATACATCTCGTGCGGAGCGTCGGTTGACCAACCTCACCAACTTTTTGCACACGCTCATTCATGAGTGTGAGACAGTGCGGGACAACCCATCTTCCGACAAGCATACGAAAGACATCGAGAATGCCGTCTGCGGGACTGGAATCAATTTCGCCAAAGACCTGCTCGCACGATTGGAAAACGGGGTGTTCGACCATGAACGTGCATGAAAGCCTATCCGACTGGCGGTCGCTGCCCATGAGCATGCTCGACGGGCATAGGGCGATAATCCAACTCAACGAAGGCATGATCATCGACGGGTATCTGAGATACGTGCCTTCGAAACTCCGCAAGGAATTACGAGGCGCGACGGAAGGAATCTGCGAATCATTGATGGTTGAAGGCGTGTACCAGCCGGTCATCATCAGCGTGAACGCAGGCGGAAAGCATGTGGTTGATGGCGTGAAGGCATTGAACATACTCAAGGAGGTGAGCGCATGAGCGACCAATACGCGGTCAGCATCCGTCATAGCTACACCATGCCGGATGAGACATTCTATGGATATGAGCTGGTCTTATGGCATTGGGACGTGATCGAGAACACTTGGCTGTTTCGTGCGACACGCGAATACCCAGTATCCAAGACCGTCTCACGGAAACAAGCGTTGGAACAGGCGCTTTACGACGCTGAGGAATTGGCTCGAATCTTCCAATGCAAAAACTATGGAACCAACGAAGAAGGAATGTGGGGAGGCCGTGAGTGATGTTCGGGCGTAAGAAGAAGCCCCAGCCCAAGAGTTATCTTCGATGCCCTTACTGCGGTGACGCGCCAATAATAGTTAGCGGCAAATGCACATATCACAATCCACGTCATACCGTCTACCGGTACGAGTGCGTATTGAAGTGTCTTCAAGGCGAGGTCTGTCAGACTGCCGAAGATGCGTTCAACTCGTGGATACGCGCTGTCGCACGCTATTACGACGCCGAGAGTGCGATAAGACAATTCTGCGAGCAGAAGAAGGATGAATGATGTGCGTGAGACTCGGCTTCATTAAACCCGGTTATGCAGAGGTCTACTGCGCCCATTGCGGTTATTGCATCGGATATGTCCACCGCGAAGAGGTGATCGTGTCCACGAACCTCGATACCGGGCGGCAAACCACTGTGAACAGGTGGTTTCCGGAAACGAATGATGGCGACGCATGGAGCAGGGCGCATGGCGGCGGCTTCGCGGATAGGACCGATGAAGAATCCAATCGACTGTTCACGTCCGGCTGGGCCACTCGCGGTGAGGCTGTGAGAATGCTCAAATGCTTGGACTGCGAGGAGAAGACAACATGAGTCTGGATGATGTTTGCTGGAATATTTCAAGCGTGTTCATCGTCATCACCTTGGGAGTGATAGCGATACTCTGCGTACTCACGCTATTAGGCGTGTTCGTATGCATCTTCGACCATGACGATAAGAACGATAAGAGCAGTAAGGAATAACAATGGCGACGAACGTGACTGAGAAAGACAAGACACTGCATGAGGTCATCGACTTTCTGCAAAAAGAGTGGGATGCAGCTAATAACGCTTCTGATAATCCAGACGAAGAAGTGTACGACTTTTACGACGGAATGACGACGGCTTACGAGCATGTAATCAATTACTGCCGTCACATGCTCGGCTATTCCGGCACCATGCCTTCCGAGGTACCCAATCAAAGCGAGGACGCGAAGGAATAGTTATGTGGTTCAAACGCAGACGCAACGAATATGGGTGTCCAATGTGCGGCAGACTACCAGTAATCAAGGCATCGCAAACGGAAAAATACCACGAGAGCCGCAAAGTAAGGACAACACTCACAGTCTACCGGCTCCAATGTCCACGTGGACATATCTCTACCAGCTGGTTCAGCCACGCCGCACTCGCAAGCAGGCAGTGGAAAGAACTCGTGGACGAGTACAAGGGGAAGGATACGAAATGAGCGCGTATCAGCCTGTTCTTGACCCCGCCTGCGGCGGCCGAATGTTCTGGTTTGACAAATCGGATGATCGGGTGCTTTTTGGTGATGTGCGTGATGAGAGCTGGGAATTGTGCGATGGGCGTAGGTTCGATGTCAAGCCGGACATGCTGATGGACTACCGCGACCTGCCGTTCCCCGACGGGACGTTCCGCATGGTGGTGCTCGACCCGCCCCACCTGCGCAATGCGGGGGAAACGAGCTACATGGCGCAGAAATACGGTTGCCTCGACCAAGAGACGTGGAAAGCTGACCTCAAGACCATGTTCAGCGAGTGCTTCCGCGTCCTGAAAGAGCATGGAGTGTTGATTTTCAAATGGAATGAGACACAGATACCCGTATCGCAGATTCTCAAGCTCACAGCGCACAAGCCACTCTTCGGCAACAAGCAGCCGAACCGCACGGGAACACACTGGATTGTCTTCATGAAGGAGGACGCGAAATGAATAAACGGTACAAGGTTTGCCCACTTTTTTGGAGTGATTACGGCGATGAGCGCACCTTGATGAATATGGGTGTGTTTGAAAAGTTGCTGAACGAGGGTTGGCAGATTCTGCGGGTGGATACCATGCCGACAACGGAATTGCGTGATAACGCCGTCACAGCGACGAACGTCTACATCCTTGAGAGGGAGGCTAATGATGATTAGTCAATACGACAAGGACATGTGTTGCCTGTATATCGCTGAGGGGATGAACTACATCTGGCAACAACGAGAGAACCAAGAGCTTTCCCGAATACTTGAATCATTGGCCGATAGGAAGCTCATGAAGCGTGTCCATGGCGGGTATGCGATCACGCTCAAGGGATTGTTGGCAGTCAAGGTGTGGAGACTTCACCTGTTCCTGTTCCATCACGGTGAATACAAGTACTTCAGGAGGAAGAAATGAGCAGGGCTGAGACCACCGCCATGCTGTCCAAGCTGGTGGAGAAGAGGTTGAGGAATCAGACCGCTTTTTGGGCGAGCGAGGTCAATTTCGACCGTAACACGCCCGACGAAAGGCGCGTGGACTACGTGGGCTTCAAGCCCTGGAACATCAACGGTGAGCCGGTGCCCGCAAGCGTCGAGAAAGGCTGCTTCGAGTTCTACGAGGTCAAGTCATGCATGGCTGACTTCACTAGCGGCAACGGACTGACGTTCTACGGCGATCAGAACTATCTGGTCTGCACGAAGGAACTGTGTGACGAGATCGTATGGCAGAAGATGGTGCCGCCGCGAGTGAACGCGATTCTGACACCGGATTCGACCGGCTCGAAACTGATTCTCGACTATGTGCAGTCCTACAACGACCTGTCATACAGGAGGCGTCCGGCAAGCGAAATCCTGTGGGCCATGGTCAAAGCTAACGGAAAGAGGACTAATTGAGCATCATGCTTGACGAGGCCAACGCTTACGAGCGTGGCATGGATGATGATTTGACTTTTCAGACGGTTCGTGAGCTTGCCGGTACAGCGTACATGGCCGGACGTTCCGCTCCACCAACCGACGCCGAGGTGGAGGCCGTGGCGAAACGGCTCTGCTGGAACAGCTGCGAATGGGATGGCATCGAAAGCGACTATGTGGCGAAGGACGAAGACGATGCATGGGATTACGCCGGTGAAATCTGCGGATATCAGGAAGACTACATCGCGCGGGCGAAAGAAGTGCTCGAAGTGGCACGTAAGGCGGTGACGGAATGAAGGCTGTTTTGATTGTTTTCACCATTGTCTTCGGTTTGCTTTCTTTCGCGTCGTTTGCGTCGATCGTCGCGTTGTTCATCGCCGACTGGATGGCAAAACACTTCTAGACCACATTCAAACCCGTCGAAATCGACGGGATAAGACAATCAAGGAGACGAAATGATAGGAAACAAGAATATTCAACGAGGGCTAATGGCCGTGCTTATGGCCGTAGCGATGGTTTTCCCGCTGGCCGGATGCGAGAACGAAGCGGATGCTGACGATGTTGAAGGCGGTAGTGACTGCATTGATGTGCGAGGCGACTTCGCTGTCGATGAGTGCAGAATCGAGTTGCACGACGGTAGGGCCGTGACATGCATCAGGTTCAACGTCTACAAGGGGGGAGGCGGTCTTTCCTGCGATTGGGACAATGCTAGCGGCAAGGACGGGGAAACGAAATAATGGAACATGAGCTAATCCCCGTATACACGAAGTTCACCGGTAACGGTGTGCGTGTGCAGAATGATTCTAAACTCATCGACTATCTGGATGATGGGTGGAAAATCATCAACGTCACGGCAGCGAACCCACTGGCATTGGACAACAATGAGGCCGTCGTGTTGTACGTGATCGAGAGGACTACTGCAAATCATTGGAGCAAACGGAATGAATGAGCCTACCGCCGACGAGATCATGAAAATGTTCGCGGTTGACATAGCAGTTCTTCGTCGTGGTAGGCGCAAGCCGTCTGAGAAGCCGCCAGTCGGAAAGAAGAAGGCGAAAGCGTCGAAAAAGCCGGTCAAGCTTACTGCGGAACAGCTCGCACGGAAACGTGAGCACACGCGACAGTGGCGGATGGCCCACCGTGAGCAAGTCTTGGAATGCAACCGCCGATACAAGCTTGCGCATCGTCCGACATTCCACCATTTCAGCCGTGAGGAACAGGCGGCCTACGAACGCAACTACTACCTGCTTCATCCCGAGAAGAGAAAACGGAAGCGGGAGACTGTTTGAGACGTTAATCCAATACCGGTTGCAAGGTTGGGTGCAACCGGTATACTAGACATGTTCCGGCATTAATCGCACGCCTTCGGGCACCGGTGCGGAATCAACATACCATGATTTTGGAAGGCGTGCGATTGGCTGACTGCAAACTGTTGCGTTGCGGGCGTGAACGAGACGATACCAGGCAACTCTGCCCTGAATGTGAACAGCGGCTCCTAGCCGACTTGGAATGGTTCACGAAGAACATCGGCTACTTGGAAACCGACAAGATGAACCGCATCAACAAGAACCATGACGCTGATGGTGGCGGGGGAGGATACTCTGATAATCCGCCATTGCGAGAGCAAGTGTTCGACCTGTTGTATGAGGGTGACGAACACATGGATAGCGTGTGGGGCACACTATCCGCGTTCGCTAAATGCTTAGGCGTCGAATACCTGAATCACGATCCGTTGAACGTGTTGGCGCAGCGGATAGCCGTCAAGAAAAACAAGCAAGGCGAACCCGCGTGCCTATGCTCAACGGCAACACCCGTGTACGCGCTTGAAATCCGCATCGCACGCGACAAGTGCCAGCGCCTGTTGAATCAAGGCCATACTGTCAGCTTGGGCAATTGCCCCAACACCGACTGCAACATGCCACTATCGGCTGACGAGACGGCAAAACAAGTCAAATGCCGTGGATGCAGGAACGTTTGGAACATCAACTTTTTGAGGACACTCATGCAAGACAAGATCAAACACAGCACTTACACGGGGACTGCTTCGGACATTAGAAGCAAACTCCAACAGGCTGGATACCTCGTATCCGCGAACACGTTGAAATCATGGGCGCACAGGGGCAAGCTCACCCCGGTACGCAAGGAAGGGCGGCATCCCATCTACCGTATCGCGGACGTGTACATGCTGATGCAGCAAACCACTCCAGTGGACGATATTTGGGGACTCGTCGGAAAGGACAACCGGCAGTGAGCATCATCAGCATCACCGACAAGGGCAAGACCATCACCTATCACGCGCATCACATGCGCGACGTGATCGAACCAGTCAAACAGTACGGCATGTTCGGAGAGCAATTGAACGCGAAGAAAAAGCTCCACACGCTCACTTTCTACACGGAGGACTAATAATGCGAGTCAACATCGACTGCACGCTAATCCTCCTACTGTTGTCCGGCATGTTGGCACTCCTGAAAATCGGGGGCCAATTCCCATACCCGTGGATATGGGTGCTCGCACCCATATGGATACCGCTGCTCGCATTGGCCGGTATCACAATCATCCTGATAATCGCTTGGATTATCGGCGTCATAGGCGTACTCATTCTCGAAAAGTTCGGAGACTAAATGCATATCAGCGGCAAAACCAATAACATCAGTTACGCTCACGCGAACGATGGTGGAGCAGACCTCAGAAGCAATGAGGACACGATCATCTGCGCGGGCAGTCAGACGCTCGTGCATACGGGCGTGAGACTGGCTATTCCAGCCGGATATGTCGGACTGGTCTGCCCACGTTCGGGATTGGCGTTGAAACACGACATCACCGTGATGAACGCGCCCGGAGTAATCGATGCCAATTATCGTGGCGAAGTCGGCGTAATCCTCAGAAACATGGGTGAACATGCGTTTGAAGTGCATGAGGGAGACCGGATAGCGCAAATCGTGTTCCTCCCATACGCGCACATGCAATTCGAGCCAGTCAACGAACTGGATTCGACCGAACGTGGCGAGAAAGGATTCGGCAGCAGCGGCATCAACTAGAATCACAGAAGGAGACACAATGACGGTACTCGACTTCACCAAGAAAACAACCCCCGTTATAGACAAGCTGATAAAACTCGGATTCCACTACGAAAGCACAGACAAGACAGAAGCGGAGGGCATACGTAATCCGCCACAGCTGATAACCACATGGGAGAACGTCATGAATGGCGTGATCCTGAAAATCATCGACACATATGCCGTGTCCTATGACGAAAACGACGTACTGTATCAAACGCCAACCGAATACGTCAGGATAACGGATGATTGCACTAACATAAGCGTCACCATGTCGGTCGAAGAGTTCATGGAATTGGAACGGATCACGAACAGCAACGGCAGCACATTCCCACGCCCGGAAACATCCTTCAAAAGAATTACCAACGAGAACTAGGAGACCACGCGGAATGAGCGAGACAATCACAGCAGACCATCTGAACGCCACGCACTTAGGCAAGAAGATAAGCATTTTAGACAATTGCGAAATCGTCATGTCAGGAAAACTCAAGGAGTTAAGAGCGACGCAATACTCCATGCCGGTGTACAGCAACAATATCGAAGCCGTGCCCAACGGCTATGGGAACATCACCATTGCCCCGAAACTGAATTACGAAACTGTCACCGACATCATCATGCACCTGTCGAATCAGCTCAATGACGATATCAAGGCGACCGTTCATGGTGACACGGAACTGGTAATCGAAGTCAACGGAAAGTAGGGGAGTATGACGGAAAACACCACTGGAAAATCAACGAACGAACTGCTGATGCGCGTGTTGCAAGTCGAATCACCGGAACTGTTCGACGGAAGCGACGATCAGCCGGTACGAGTAGTCGGCTACGATTATTCGCCATTCTGCGTCTGCGAAACCTGTGGCGATGACCCCGAAATGCTGACCATCGCATTCGAGACGAAAAGCGGCGAACGTTACAGCCAATACTACGACTATTTTGGACTGCCGAACATTTTAGAAGCATTGGACAAGTGGGATAAGCAGTACGGGAAGGTGGTAGAGAACCGTGGATGACACTTCAAGCACGAAGAAATTCGTATTTACAAGTGATAGCAAGCCGTCCCCCGACCTCTCGAATTTCAAGCCTTTTGGACACATTGACGAGGACAAACCCAAGTACAGTGCGATCATGATTAGTGGACAACTGGCTACAAACCGCGTTAAGCAACGTCTGAGTGGTCTACAATGGCCCTGTTAACAACAAATGCGTTTAGCGAGTGTTCGCCAAACGTTGGAAACCGGCTTCATCATCCTCGGGATAACGGAACCGCGCTTCGATACCCTGCGATTCAAGGATCGCGGCTATCTCCCTGCTGCGGGCATTGACGATCGCGTAATCGCCTTTGTCCCGTCCGTAACGGTCGTAGTGTTCCTGCGAACGATAGTAGAGCAAGTCAACATGGTCAGGCGGGTTGCCTTGGACTTCCTCAATCCCGTCCACCGCATCCAACGCGGCCTCGACCGCTTCGACATGCTGCGTGAGCATACTTTCCAACCATGCCTGCACGTCTGCCGGTGGTTCCGCCTCGCCAGGCTTCTCCCAACGTTTCACCGTCAACACGGCATTGCCGAAACGGTCGGCAAGCATCTTCTGACTGATGCCGCAGCGTTCCCGTGCCGCGCGAAAAGCGGCCTTCGATCCAAACGTCATCAAACCTCCAGACAATCATGAAAACACGGAAAACGTCGGTTCCAGCATGAAAAACACGCTGGAACCGGCAGAACAACGATTTTCAGCGGAATACGTCACGCCTTGACGCAATCGAACACCAGCAAATCGGAATCATCGGAATCCGTTCCGATCTTGGAGTCAAGACGCCACCCGTTTTCCTCAAGACACCGTTTGATGTCCTCCGTCCAATCATCCGCATCCACGTCGGACGGGGTGAACTCCAAGTCGTCCACAATCTCCCTATCCTCATGGAAATCGATGAAGTAATCGTAGATGCGGATATGGAACGTCGAATCCACGTCAAGCGGGTTCCTGAGCACCGCATTGTTCGGCTCCATCACGTCGATGTAGGCGTTGTGGGCTTCGATGCGCTCGGTCCATCCGCTGATGGTTTCAGGATCGTTCAGGTCGATGAACCAGTCCATGAGCTGCTCGGTGGTCAACGTGTCTGAGTAAGCCGAAAGCTCTTCGTACAGCTTGTCGTAATCGGATTGCGTGGACTCCTCGTCAGCGACGAGCCGCTCATACTTGGCACGGAGCCGTTCGGACGGGATGCAAAGCCATGCGTCTTCGGTTTCGCCGTCCTTGTCGAGCTGGCAATCATAGACGCGCTTTCGTAATTCCGACTTCGGGAACTCCAGTGCGAATGTGCCAGTCTCATTCCACTTGTGGCCTCTGGTTTTTTCGATACGAATGGTAATCATTTCAATCTCCTTGTGATTGTGGGGATGCCTTGATGCTTCCCGTTTGTTGCTAACTACAATATATGTTACCAAAGGTAACATTTCAAGTCGGGCGTGTTGTGGAAATCAATCCTCCTTGCCCAGGTAATCCTGCAATCCGTCGCCAGCTTTGCCATTCAGCCCGCGACGGGACATGTCGTAATAGTCGAGCATCTGCGGACTGTTCCACCCGCCTGCGGCCATGATGTCCCTGTCCGGCACGCCAGCGTCACGGGAGAGCGTGCAGAACGTTCGCCGCAATGAATGCGGCGAAATATCCGGCACGCCCACGCGCAATGCCACGGACGATACGATGCCCACGGCGGTCTGCTGCCGCAGACGCGCGCCGGAATCCTCACGGAACACCGCACCACGCCTACGTTCGCCAATGAGTCGTGCGAGAGCTTCGGCCGCATCGGAGGGAATGGCCACACGCTGAGACCAGTCGCCCTTGCGGTCGAACCGCACCCACGGACGCCCGTCATCCAGATGACAGTCTTCGACATCCAACCCAAGCGCCTCGCTAACCCTCGCACCGGTCAACAGCAGCAGACTGCACAGGGCATCCGTCCGCGCACCCATACCACGCGCTTCGTCCAGAAAAAGCCTAGCCTGCTCGCGGGTGAGGTACGTGCCATCCGAATGACCGTACAGTTTCGGCCTACGCACATGCTCGCCCGGATCGCAGTCGATATACCCCTCCTCGCAGAGATAGCGGTAGAGGCAGCAAACGACGCTCAGATTCCTGCACACCGTGTTTTTCGCCGCTGGCCGCATGCCGTCGCCATAGGCGGCGAACACCTCGATATGAGTGCGCTTCGCCCGCAGCATGTCGATGCCGTTATCCGCACACCAGCGGAGCCATCGCGATACGACGCTCCGATACTGCGCCCTTGTACCCGGCGTCAGGCCGGCGAGAAAACCGGCGATCATGTCGCTCACCGTTTCCATATGCGCACCGTCTCCTTGCAGATCAAGGGCTTGTCGGACGGGCCTTTGACGAATGGCGGTATCCACTGCCTGCGCCTCAGCGAATGATTCGGACCATACACCTGATCCCTCCAGAAGCCGCGCACGATGAAACGATGCGAATACTCACGTCGCACCCGCTCGTCATCATCGGCGCTTCCGCCAGGACGATGCAGGTTCTCGCGCAGCACCAGCATCTTGACCTTGCGTATTTCGGGGTCGAAACGCGGCGGCAGTGGATGCTCCATATTAGGTTTCGCCGGTTTTGCCTCGCAGATATGCGGTTCCGCGCTCAACGCCCATACCGCGTGCAGCAGATCGTAGAACCATTGGATACCGCCGACATGCCTGTTGAAAACGTCGCTGGTGATTTTGACGACCGGCAGCGAGAATGATTTCGCGTCGCATTCCGTAAGGCCGCATGGATGGTCCGTGAAGCCCATCAGTTCGATATCGCCGTCGCCGTCGCATTGCCAGAAGAGTGCCGACACGTGGGCGGCTCCGACCTTCCTTCCCGTCGCATCGTCGATCACGGTGAATGTGACGGTTTGGATACCCCCGTCGAAGAAGATAAGCCCGCTTTGCGCCGGCGCGTCCATTTTCGGGAAATCGCCTGCCTGGACGGTATCTTCCGCCAGCGCCGTCATGTCTCGGCTGATCCACCAAAGCTGCGCGACGGCGAGATTGTCGGCGGAATTCCAAGCCGCTTCCATGCTCCGCTCGTATTGCGAGTGCGCAGCCATCTCCTCCTTTAATGCGACCCGCTCGTATTCCGCGAGTTTGTCGCGGATCAGCGGAAGGTGCGATGGGATGAGGCGAAGTCGTCTGTTCCTACTGCGCGTCATGTCAGTCAGCCTCCCCAAGACGGTCGAAAACCTTGTCATACGCTTTCGTCACGCATTCCAAACCCATGCGGTAGACGCTCACGCGATCATGGTCAGACTCCGCCATGCGGCGCTGCCAATCATGCGGGAACGCCACGCTCAACAACGTCTCCCGCACGTCCGGTTTGACAACCTCGATTTTCTGCGGGAACATCGCATCAAAAGTGAGGACACACAAGGCGTAAGCCACCTGCAACGTTCGGTCAGACACGTAGCGGAAAGACTGTTCCGCCACGCGGTCAATCTCTTCCATAGACCACGGAACGGTAGCCGCCAACTTCGCGTACTCTTCCGCATCCTCATAATCCAAGCCGCCATTCATCGAATTGTCCTGAACCGTATCCACCAGGTATTCGTACAGTTCACCGATGATGCCCGCCGTGGAATGGACGAACACAGGCTCAAAATCAATAAAATAACTGCCGAACCACAGGCCGCAGACATGGCCCACATAGCCGGTAAGCTCACGCGGCAGCATATTCACGTCAATCATCACAACACCTCGATTTCATCGTTGAACCCCATGAACTCCTGAGTGGTGAACCCGCCATCCTTGACAACGCAGTACAGCCAACCCTGGAATCCACCCAAGCGCGCGTAACGCATCCCACGAATCAAGTCACGCAACCACGCGTACACAAGATACGTTTTCGACACGGGACGCCAATAACGCTTACGCTCGACCATATCAAAATGGTCATATGCATACATTTGCTGACCAACGTGAAAATCAGCCCACAATTTCAATGTTTCCATGACACTCACGCCTCCCTCGAATCAACGTCACCGAACAGTTCATAACGCAACTGCACATCAGCATCGAACATCGCCTTGTACGCATCACCAAGAGACTCATAGAAGACGCCATCCACACGCCAACCTTCGTAGCCCTTGGAATCCAACGAACGGAACTCTCTCAGCGCACCAAGCATCATCTTGCGCATCAATCGATAATCCGGCACGCTCTTATGAAAATTACCGTCGAACCGGTCAGCAGCAACGTAAGCGTCACGCGCTTTAGCCGTATCGAATGGGACAACAGTACCAATCGGCTCATGGTCGAAATTGAAAGTGTTGACACCGTAAGGCCAATAAACAGCGTAAAAATGACGGGACATGATAGAATCTCCTTGCAAATGGTTTGGTTGAGTTAATTACTGTTTGCAATGGCCGGACGATATTCCTAGTACCGTCCGGCCAAACTTTTCAGAACAGGCAATCCATATGACGCGGATCAGGCAGATTGTCGGCAGCGGCGTTGATAACCGTGCTGAGATACGCGGTCAACAATGCTGGACGCCTGCCGATCTCCCTCAACACGGTTTGAATATTCGAGTCGATGGACGAATAGCCGGTAGCCTCCAAAGCGGCCTTGACCTGCTGTGCTGTGATGACGACACGTGACATTTCATGCCACCTCGACAATCTCATGTTGAGCGAGGTACGCGGCCACGGACTCTTCCAACGTTTGGTCACTGCCACGCTGGTAGTAGTCGCGGTACGCAACCACGCCACTCTTACCGTCGAACGCGACATATGCGACGCGACGGCCCTTGGAATCACGGAAGCCACGCGGCTTATGCGCATATCCACCAAACACGTCAGCCAACTCCTTGACCGACTTGCCACCTGGAATCGTGACCACGCGCGCCTTGACGCCATGCTGCGCAATCACCTTCGGCGTATCATTGGACGGAATCGGCGGCACTTCAGGAATCTCAACCGTATCCGGTTCAGGCTCAACCGCCTGTGGTTCAGGGGCGACAACCGGCAAATCATCGTAGGTTTCGCACATCTCAGGATGGTCACGCTCGGCCGGGGTGAGGAATGAAATGTCACGTGACACAACCATGCCGCCATCCTCGTAGGACAATTCCCAACCATGCTCACGGTCGGAGTCCGACAGGCTCACGCCATGCGCCGTATAATCCCCACAATCAGAGGAAACCATGCAATCGCCACGTTCCACGATCAACGGCACGTCACCGATCTCACTCACCGCCTGAGCATAATCGGAGCCGTTAGGGTCAAGCCACGTGCCACCATCGGCACGATATGCGGCGGCAACACCACGCACCGCCTGAGCATTCTTCACGCCAGGAATCATACGCCATGATTCAACGTCATCCTTCATCTCGAAACGCCACACGCTAGGCGTGTTGACGGAATCAAAGAACATGAAGACACTGGACGAATTGACGGCCCACAGGCCGTTAACTTTGTTCGACATTTTAAAACTCCCTTGTATGGAAACTTGATTATTTGATGGGCCGTTCACCGCACGGCCCTGAGCGGTTTCACCATTCCAAAACCTTGCTACCGTCAACCAAAACGTATGACGTGCCGGTATGATTGCCGTCAACGCTTCCACGCCACTCGCAAATACGTTCGTAACCGTCCGAAGTGCTACCGTCCTCCATGCAGCACTGCGGGATATTGGACAACTCGCGGTAGCTCGCTAGGTCAGCTTGGTTGTAATCCTTCGTGGCATAGGTTTCGCGCCACCACGTCCACTGCTGCTCAGGCGTGCCATGCGGATCGGCAACCGGCTGATCGGAAAGCGCTGGAGAACAAGCCACGCCGAAAGCCAACAGGCCAACAAGCACGGCAACAAGCAGAGTAATCTTCTTACGCATTGCGAACACCTCACTTGGAAAGAACGGAATCAACAACCGTGTGGAATCCGGTGCAAAACTCTCTATTGTGTTCACTGTGCAGTTCCGCACGGCAACGTTTCGTTAACAGGCGGCGGCACTCACCAATCATGGCATGTTCACCGCGCGTATAGTATTCATCCATCAACCACCACGCGGCATACGTGGTTCCGTCAAGCCTGTTTTCATCAGGCGAACGCCAAGCGTTTTGATTGTGTGAATACGTAGTGTTGTACACGTTGGCGAGATACGCATACTCTGCGGAATCAGATTCACGAATATCAGGAAAATCAACTGTAACAAAAGACATTTTTAAAGCACCTCGATTGTGTTGGAATGTAATGCCCGAACGCGGGCTATATGGGCGTGATTTGATAGGCTCACGCCCGAAAGCCTGGAATAAGTCAGCGCATACGCTTGCGATTAGGACAATTGGGATATTCAATAGCCCGACACTGTAGGGCTTCTTCCATCTCCAAACGACGCGCATTGCTGCACAGAAACCGCGCCTCATCACCGGCACGGCACATCTCACGCCACAGCGCATCCGCCCGCTTCACGTCGGCACAATCGCTCTCGGCAACGAAACAGCGGATAGCGATCTCACGGTAACGCTCGGCCCCATCCCGCAGCTTGCGGGAATCTGGCGTCACAGGAAAACCGTAGTACGGGTAACGTTGATCGATGGGGCACTTCTCACACACGACTTGCCCCTCAGCGTTCCCGCGCGTACCGGCTGATAACACGCTCCGCCTGGCTGAGGGCACGCGCCTGCAAGTCAAGCAGAGGTTCGCCACGGAACGCCATGCTTGCATCATGACCATCAGCCATGTACCGGCGCATTTCGGACGGGGTGAAGAACCGGGCGGCGATATCCACGTTGTACACGAGAGCGCACCCGCCGTAACTGTATTCCCGCCAATTGTCCGCGCCGTTCAACAACAGCGCGCGACGCGATCCGAAGTGGTCGGGAAGAACCGTTTCGGGCATGTCGAGCGAATCAAGCAATGCCAGCGCGGTATCCTTCACGCCCTGGTCCCACTTGCTGCGGGGCTTGAACTCGGCTTCGATATTCTTGTAGGTCTCATCAACGGTATACATTTTGACACTCCATTCCAGCCCCCTTGCTAGAATAAGAGGGCTCTAGTTAGTTGGTTAATAATTACTGAGCAATCGAGCCGGATAGCTGCAACTATCCGGCTCAACTCATTCGTGAGCTACCGCACCCATAAAGAGCACCGATAGCCCTGGCGGATCACTTAGAATCCGCCGAAGTTTTAGAATCAGAATCAAGCAATTTGCGCGGATTAGCAATCTTGAGAGCATCGCACAATCGCAGTGCAGTATCAAGCGACACCGCCCGAACATTGCGTTTACCTGTCTCAATCTGCGCAATCTCGACATGATGCACGCCACTACGTTGCGCTAACTCACGTTGCGTTAGACCGCGCTTCATCCTTAATTCTTTCAAACTCATGGCCTTACTCCTAACTTGGATTAAGGCCATCGTAGACCACTCAGACAGCGCGGGGCAATTCCATGCCGGACACCGCGCCACACGTTGCGACTCCTTGACGTTTCAGCCGTCCGGTCCTTGAGGGTGAGACCCCGGCCCGCTGCGTTACGCCATATCCTCATCACGTCCGCTCTTCAATTATCAAACATCCATGCCGCCGTTTCTGTGGGGCTTCCGGGTTGCCGTCCCGGCCTTGCGTCTCTGTGGCTCGCACCTCCTTCGTTTGGTTTCGTTTTGCTTGATGGCTCTCACTATACAAGCTATCCAATCAGATAGCAAATCAAGACAACACGGACACCACATAAACCATTGGAAACACTAGCGTTCATCGGCGTGTCGCAACCACACGACGGCGACACAAAGACGGCGGACGCCACGGCCACGACGTCCAGGACGCCACAGCCACGGCACGACACGGCCACGTCACGACGTCCAGGGCATGACGGCCACGACGGGCACGGCACGGCCACAGCCACGACGTGACCACGACGGGCACGGACATGATCGCATACAAAGGAACGTGCCCGCGCGATACCACACGACACGCCAAAACACAATCGCACAAACGTTCCAATGTTGCACCATGCAACAAACACCCCCGTGGGGGAGTGTCCCCCCGGCGCAAAAAGCAAGGCCGCTGGCTCTCTAGTGCTGACGCTGAATGCTCGCTGGAACATTTTTGGATTACCCGTTACTTACGAAGTCTTCACATATTTAGTGGTTGCAACCGTTTCTGCACCCTACATATTGTGTATAATGTTCCTTGGATTGATGTTGATGGTGGTAGAGCGCAGCTCGGGTCCGCATCGATATCTGGCTGCTATCACTCATTGCGCGTAGCGTGAGTATCCTAGGTGTGATGCAGTCAGCAGTGGAATCCGACCAGTCTATCCCGGACGTGGCTTACATGGACTCGTACCTATTATTTTGGGCTGGTCTGCAATCCTGTTGGCACAGCCTTTTGGTTGCCGGGTTCGATTCCCGGGGTTTGCTCTAGGTTTCATGGGGTAGCTGCCTATGAGATCGATGGCATTGCTCGAATATCTCCGCTGGAACATGTGGGGGATAAGAGGCTCCCTGCCTTAATCAGGTGGTTGATGACCGAAGGGGAGGCACGGCCAAACGGGTGCATAGATGTTTCACGTTCCTTGCCGTTGGTGGTAAAGCCCATTCCACCATGCCGAACGTCTTTCCGACTTGGACGTTAACTAAGTCGGGTATATGGCATTGGTGCAACCGGTAGCATTACGGTCTCCAAAACCGTCGATGTTGGTTCGAGTCCAACATGCTGTGCTCAGCCTACCCACAGGCTGTGGGAAAGGTCTTCGGAGTCGTCTTGTGGCGGCTCTAGTTTTAGCTGACCCGCCTAGTCTGCGGGAACAGTCTCCTGAGTCGCTGCGGCGGCTCTTGCATTTTGGATGCTTGGCAGAGTGGCTTATTGCACCACCTTGCTAAGGTGGCGACCGGGAACGGTTCGGGGGTTCGACTCCCTCAGCATCCGCGCGCCGTGGCTGGCGGTAAAAAGCCATTGTGATGATGCCATTGGTTCCTTATGGCTCTCTGGGGGTTGAACGAGCGTCCCATGCTCCTGTTGTGGGTGGAGTGTGGGACGCTTGTTCTTTTGCTTTGGTGGCGGAATGGTAGACGCGGCGCACTCAAAATGCGCTACCTGTAGGGTGTGAGGGTTCGAATCCCTCCCGGAGCACTTGGGTTGGTTGATCTGAGAACTTTTCCTGCTGGGATGTTTCCCCTTTGGCGTGTTTTCCTGCTCAGCACCGGCCAACCCTGTTTTTGTGGAGGCATTGTGGCGTGGTCTAGTTCCCATCGTGATGAACGGTTCAATCCTGATTGGCCGCGTGTCCGTGCGATGATTCTTGAACGGGATGGGCATAGGTGCCAGTGGCCGGTCAAGGATGATTACGGGAATGTTCGCCTGTGCGGACGGTATGGGAATGAGGTTGACCATAAGGTTCGTAATCCCGTCCATGATGATGATCGTCCTGAGAATTTGTGGGTGTTGTGTCGTTGGCATCATCAGCGGAAGACCGAGGGTGAGTCTGCTGAGGTTCGTCGTGCGAAGGGTAGGAGTCGGAGGGAGAAGCGTTGGTATTCTCACCCGGCTTTCAAGTGAATGAGTTCATGTGCGCGGTTGCCGGTTGCGCTAATCCGGTGTGTGCGAAGGGATTGTGTCGTTCGCATTACGACCGTGACCGTTATTCGGGGTCTCCGCTGAAGCCGTTGCGTCAGCGCATGTGTCCTCAATGCCATACGTGGTTTGATCCGAAGCGTTCCGACCAGTTGTTTTGTTCTGGGCGTTGCCGTGTGGCGTATAAGCGTGCTCGTGATGATGATAAGTCGTTGCCGGTGAAGCCTGAAACGACTATGTACGTGCGTCCGGTTGACGTGTCCGAGCTTGAGTCCGAGCTTGTTGTTGAGTCTTTTACTGATTCTCAGGTGGTTGAGAAGTGTGGCGGCTTGTGCGCGAAATGCCATGAGCTGGTTGATGTTGGTTCGAGTGGTGCCGATGGTGCCGCTTTCGTGTGGAAGGTTCCGTTGGAGAAGTCGCATAGTGCGACTTTGGCGAATCGTCTGCTGGTTCACAAGCGTTGCGAGGGTGGAACGTCCTAGCTTCGCGTATTGCCTGAAACGGGCGGATTGTGAGGCTGGCTGTGGCTGGTAATGGTCGTGGTGCGCAGAAGTCGAAGAATCCGATTCTTCGTGCGCCTGATAGTCCGATGGGTTTGGAGTTTCCTGCTGTTCGCCCTGATGGGCAGGAGTGGCTTGAACGGACGAAGAAGTGGTATGAGTCGCTTCGTGTCAGTCCGTTGGCTCAGCGTATGGGTGTTGAGGCCGACTGGTACGCGGTTCAGGATTTGGCGTTGTTGAAGGATGATTTCTGGCGTCCGAAGACTAAGGGCCGTTGGATGTTGGCTTCCGAGATTCGTCAGCGTGAGGCCACGTTGGGCATTACACCCGAAGCTCGTGTGAGGTTGAAGTTCGATGCTCCGCAGCCTGACGATATGAAGGCTTCCGCGTATGAGGGCGATACTGAGGGTGCTCGTAACGTTCAACGGAACAGGCAGCGTGCTTCCGCATTGGGTTTGCGTGTCATTGATGGTGGTGCCTGATGCATACGCGCATTCCCGAATTGCATGGCGAGGATTTGACTCGTTCGATGGGAATGTTCGCGGTTTGGTGGATTGAGACTTTCTTCCGTGTTGGTCGTGGTGGCGGTGTTGGCTTGCCTGAGGCGTTCGACATGGACGAGTACGTGTTCATGCTTCACGCTTATGCGTTGACCGAGTGGGGTACCCGCAGGTTCAATCGTGTGTTTTATTCGCGTGCGAAGGGTAAGAACAAGTCCGGTAAGGCCGCTGGCATTTGCGCGTTCGAGGGTTTGGCTCCTTGCAGGTTCGACCATTGGGCGGAAGAAGGGGAGACTTACGAGTTTCTGGGCGAGGTCTACCCGTATGCGAAGGGTGAGCCTGTTGGACGTATGGTGCAGATGCCGCAGATTCTCTGCTTGGCTACCGCCGAAGGCCAGACTGGTAACATTTTCGATTCGATTTACTACAACTGCGATCAAGGCCCTTTAAGCCAGTTGAAGGGTGTCGGCCTTGATGTTGGTCGTACCCGTATCGGCTTGCCGGAGGGTGGGGAGATTGTTCCCACCACGAGTGGTGCCGCGTCCAAGGATGGCGGTTTGGAGACGTTCGCCGCTTGTGATGAAACCCACTTGTACAACACGAACAAGCTTCGCAACATGTACAAGACCGTTCAACGTAATCTTGGCAAGCGTAAAGGTGATGCCGACCCGTGGATTCTGGAAACCTCGACGATGTACAAGCCGGGGGAGGAGTCCATCGCTGAAACATCGTACAAGTATGCGTGGGATACCGCTTCGGGCAAAATCAAGCATCGTAGCGGCATCTACTTCGACCATGTGTATGCGAACATCGACTTGGATGATTTCGCTGACGAGAAGAAGGTTCTCCGCGCCTTGCAGGTCGCGTATGGTGCGAGTGCGAAGAGTTCGGACGGTAAGGATCATCTGATATTGCCGGATGGTCGTATGACCGTGTTGAACGCCGATGGCGTGGATGCGGAAGGCCATTCGTATTGGGATGGTGAGCTTGGCCCGTCGAAGGATGGGTGGATTGACCTGAATGGTCAGATGGATCAGATTTACCAGCCTGATTCAGACCCTGCTGATTCGATGCGCTATTTTTTCAACACTTTGTCGAGCGTGCATGACGCTTGGCTTACCGAGTCTGATATTCAGTCCCACATGCTGTATCGGGATGAAATGCACACCGCGTTCAATTCGATTCGTTTGGATGGCGCGTGGCAACGGTTCGTGACGAAACGTGAGCCTATCACGTTGGGCTTCGATGGTTCCGTGTCGGATGATTCGACGGCTCTGGTTGGATGCCGCGTGTCCGATGGCATGTTGTTCCTGATAAAGCTTGAATCCGCGCCTGATGGTCCCGAGAAGGCCACTTGGCGTGTGAACCGTGATGCGTTCGACGGCATGGTTCGTTGGATGATGGACAATTACAACGTTGTCGGATTCTTCGCTGATGTCGCCTATTTCGAGCAGATGATTGGCGGCTGGGAGAAGGATTACGGGAAGAAGTTGAAGGTCGGCCCGCGTAAGACTGGCGACAAGATTAAGTTCTGGACTAACAACTGGTATAAGGACATGCAGGTTGCGTTGGATAACGCTCATACCGCGTTCCGGTACCCGTATACGGAGCCTGAACGTAAGTCGAAGCCCATCAAGGATGATATCGCGTTGCTTGCCGATCCGCGATTGGTGAATCATTTCCGTAATGCGCGTAGGCGGGAGACTCGTACTGGTTATGCGATTTATAAGGAGTCTCCTAATTCGCCGGACAAGATTGATGCGTGCATGGCTGGCCTGTTGGCTTATACGGCTCGTGGAAAGTATTTGGAATTGGCTGAGGTCAAACGTCGTTCCGCTCCGATGAGAATCTACTAGGTGGTGATTTCGAGTGTCTGACTCGTTGATGATTAAGAACGCTTCCGACGATGATGATGATGCTTATGTCATCACCAATCTGGCACGTGAGTGGGGTGAGCGTCTGCCGTATCTTGCCGAATTGAAACTCTTCAAGGACGGCAGGGAGATGGTGGACGCGAACAGTGTTCCTCAAGGCACTGATCCGAATGCTGCGCCCGTGTATAGGCTGATGCGCCAGTTGGGTGTGGTGAATCTCGCTCGTCGTATCAGCGAGAGCGTGACCGACCGGCAGCAGCCCAACGGTTTCCGTAAGGTTGAGGATTCTTCGTTGAAGGACACTGACGCCGATAGGATGGCGAAGCAGTGCGGTCTTAATTTCATTCTTCGCCGTAACATGCTGCCGGATAAAGGCGATTACGGGTGTTCGTTCGGTTTGGTTTCCAATGCCGGGCGTGGGCGGTTCATCACTCCGCTTAGCCCTTGGGAATGTTGGATGGATGTTGGTGAGACTTCTGCCATCCAATACACGTATATGGATCAGGAGAACAAGGAAGTCATCCGCCTGTACCGTCTTGTCGTTGACGATTCCAAGACCACGACTAGGGTGTATTCCAAGACGGCTCAACGTGAGCATGACCGTTCCATTGTCGCTCCCAACGATATTTCAGCTGTCGCCAAGTTGGCGTCTGATGCGAAGGCTTGGGAGCCTGGCAGTGATTGGGAGTGGGTGGAAGATTCGCAGCAATCGGATTTTTCCTATGCGGAGAAGTGCGATTCGTTGCCGATAGTCAGGTTGAGCACTGTTGACGGTCAGGGCCTGTTTGAGCCGTATCTGCCGATGTTGAAGAGGATAGACCGTGAAACGTTTGACCGTTTGTGCATTACGATGATGCAGGCGTTCCGTCAGCGTGCGATCAAGGGTACTGTTCCGACCACGTATACCGAAGAGGATCAGGAAGTTATCGACGGTGAGAAACAGGCCGGTGATCCGATTGATTTGGCGTCCACGTTCGCGGTTGGCCCGGCTGCGTTGTGGAAACTTCCTGATGGTGTTGATATTTGGGAGTCGCAGACCACTGATACTGGTTCTTTACAGAACAATATCATGTCTGACGTGAAGCAGTTGGCTTCCGCCGCTGGTATTCCATTGGATATTCTTTCGCCTGATGTGCAGGGTTCCGCCAACGGCGCGGAACTGAAGCGTGAGACGTTGAAGTTCAAGGTTCAGACGATGAACGAATTGGATTCTGAGCCTATCGTGCGGATGATTCGTATGGCTTTGGCCGCGTCGAGAACGGCGGAGGCTTCGGCGTCCGAGTTCGAGATGGTGTGGAAGCCGATGGATACGACCAGTTCGCTTGAACAGGCTCAGGCTTGCCAACTGTTGTATCAGAGTGGCTTGTTGGCGCGTAGGACGATTCTCACGCACAAAATGGGTTTTACGGCTCAGGATGTTGCCGAGGATGATATGAACCGTCTTGCCGACCAGTTCAATGTTTCCGGCCCGTCGGATAAGGGTACTGCGAAGCTTGTTGCCGCAGTGGAACCGGCGACCGGTTGGGATGATGAAACCAATTCCGCTGTGGATGGTCTGCCTAATGTTGATGCCGAGCTTGTCGATGAAGGCGAGATTGAGTCCTGATGTCTGGGAAAACGCTTGAATCGTTGTCCGACACGCTTGAACAGGCTCGTGCCGCTTTGGTGAACCAGTATGTGAGTCAGGCGCACAGGATGTGGGATATGTTGACTCCCGCTGACTGGTGGAATGATGGCATGACGTTTGCCGTCGCGTCTCGTATGGCGTTGTTGGAGATGGCGTTGATTCAGCAGGTGCGCCGGTTGGGTGTCTCTTATGCGAATGAGACGTTGAGGCTTGTCGGCGTCAATCCGAAGGGTGATGTGCCGAATCTCGTGTTTCCGCGTGACAATACCGACCCGTGGCTTGTGGCCCAACGTCCGGCTGACTCGTATCGTTCCGCCGCTATCAAGTCTCCTACAATTCGCCCGCAGTCTTGGCCTGATAAGACCGATGAATTGTTCAGTGAGGTTGACAAGTGGCTTGAACAGGCGTTCAACCGGTTGCAAACCAGTGTTGACGAGGACGTGTCAAGAGCGCAGACGAGCGCCACGCTTGACAAGTATCGGAGTAGCAAGGTTTTGGAATACCGCAGGGTGTTGCATCCTGAACTGTCCAAGACCGGCTCGTGCGGCTTGTGCGTCGTGGCCGCTGACCGCTGGTATTCGACTGCCGACCTACTGCCGTTGCACGCTAACTGCCATTGCGGTGTCGCACCGGCTGGCAGCGACTATGACCCCGGATTCCAGTTGAATCAGAAGGATTTGAAACGACTGTACGACGAGGCCGGTGGCACTACCGCGTCCGCGTTGAAGCAGGTGAAAGTCAAGACGATCACTCATGGAGAGCTTGGCCCCGTGCTTCTTGCCGAGGATGCGGAGGATACGCCTAATCCGATTCCGTCGAAAGCTTCCAACGCTTGGACCACTCCTGACCGTAGGTCTACGTTGGCTCAATGCCATCGTATGGAGAATCGCGCCATCGAGTTCAACCGGCGTTACAAGGAAGTGTGGAAGACCGGCAAACCGGTGACATTCAGGTATGAGGGTAGGACGTTCACGTTCAAACCCTCCGAAAATTTGAAACAGGCTATGGCATGGCAGAAAACCATGCTCAACCAGATGCGGTCGATGCTTGGTGAGGCCGCATAACACTATTGAAAGGATTCAAGCCTAATGGCTGATGAAAACACCAATACCGCCGAAACGGCGGCATCTCAGAACACGCCTGAAACGGGCGTGACCGCACAGCCGAAGGACGCTATTGCCTCTGTTGCCGCTAGTATTACGGAGCATAAGAATAGTGCCAATGATGACCTTTCCGAGAAGTTGGGCATGTGGAAGCATCAGGCTCGTGAGAACGAACAGAAGATGCATGAGAACCGCGACCGTGCCAATGCCGCCGAAGCGAAGCTTGCCGATACCGAGGGCGCTCTCGCCAAAGCGAACGTGCAGATAGCCCGTTTGAAGGCGCAGAAGCAGCATCCTGAAATTACCGACGAGGCTTTCGACACGTTGTGTAAGGAAACCGACCCGGAGAAGATTTCGGAATGGGCTGACGCCTTCGTGAAATTCATGCCAAGCAAGACTGAAACGGTTGAAGCGAAGCAGAAAGATAATTCCGATGATGTTCCATGTGAGCCTTCACCGGAGTTAGCGAAGGAATTGCAGAGCAGAAACATGCACGTATGCAAACCGAAATCAAGCGTCACTGACGCATACAACTACGGTGCCGAGCATTCCAAAATCGAAAAAAAATAGTTTAAGGAGAAAAATATGGCCAATCAAATGGTTCATACTATCGCCAAGACCGCTCCGAAGGATGACCAGTCTTGGCTTATCAACCGTATCACCGATGGCGTGCGTGAAGCGCAGCTTGACTTGGCTACGTTCACCAAGGAAAAGTCGCATGAGAATGATTACTTCGCGTCCATCACCGACGACGATTACGAAGCTTGGATGAAGTCCGGCATCCCGCTGGCGCAGATCACCGGAACCAACAATTATGGCCCGTATGATCCTCAAGCCACCGATGGCCGCAATGGTACGATCATCGGTTTCTTGGAGTCTCCGGTGCACGTGCAGTTCACTCGCACTGGCTTCGAGGACCAGTATCCGACAGTTGGCGTCCGCTACATGGGTGTCATCGATAAGAACAATCTGCCGTACACCGTTGATTTCAGCAAAGCGAAGTTGGAGGGATTGTTCCTTGACTATGACAAGGATTCCGCAACCCCGCATGTGACCGTGTTGAATCCCGCGTCTGCAAGTGCCGCCGACCATACGGCCTGAGTCTAGTTTTCCAACCGTTTCAAACCCGCCCACAGTGGCGGGTTTTCGCATATTAGGAAGGTTTTATAATGAGTCTGCTTAATAAGGACATCATTACTCCCGACGAGGCGTCCGCCATCGTGTTGGGAGCCTATCAGACCACTACGGCGGCTTTGCCGTTCGCTTCCATTCTGCCGGATCAGTTCACTGGATTGTCCGTCGAGTGGACACCGAATGAGGATGATCCCGAGGTTGACGAGATCAAATACTCCACTTGGGATGCTGAAGCGCCATACGGTCGCACCGATGGCGGCGAGAAGCTGTCCTACACCTCCATGCTTCCGTTGCGTAAGCGTATGCGCGTGTCTGAAAAAGACATTGCGAATGGCACCATTTCCATGACCAATGGTGATTTGAAGACCACTCTGAGCGATTATTTTGTCCAGTTAGGCAAGGAATTGGCCTACCGCTTGGAGAAGGCGCGTGTCGCCGTCGCAGTTGACGCGAAGCTTGGAATCAAGGAATCCAACGAGGAAGCCAACTGGGATTACGCGCGTGACAGTGCTTTGACCACTTCTCTTACCGCAACTAAGACTTGGGACAAGTCTGGTGATCCAGTCAAGGATCTGCGTACTTGGTCCGATCTTATTGACGATAAGAAGGGCGACCGTCCAACCATTATGGTCACGACTCGCAAGGTTGTGAACGCTTTGACGTCCAATGCGGCCATCATCAATTACCTGTTCCGAGGGCAGGGTTCCACTCTTCCGGGTCTCGTTTCCGAGAATGACGTGAAGAGCGTTCTGAGCCTGTACACCGGCATTCAGGACATTTATGTGGTCGATGAACGCTACCGTGATTTCGCCCGCCAGTCCAAGATCACTCTTCCGGGCGGTGTGAAGAGTTTCTTCCCTGAGAACACCATCCTGCTGATTCCGGCTTTCGGTGATGTGAACATGGGCTATACCGCGTTGGGGCCGACCGCTGAGGCTCAAACTCCCGCATACGGCATCAGCCGTGAGAAGAACGCCGGCCCTATCGGAGTCGTGTTGAACACTCCATCCGCCACTCCGAGCTATGAGGCTTACGTGAACGGCACCGCACTGCCGATTCTCGTGCAGTCCAACAGCACTTTGAAGGCAACTGTTCTGACCGCATGATCTAGGAGGCGCGTATGAGCACGGCAATCATCGACAACATCGACTGGTTGAAGTATATGCGCGTCTACGGTTCCGCCGACGCGGATTCATTTGAAGAGCATTTCGACACTGATTGGATTTCCGCTCAATGCCGCAAGGCCGCTCTCATCTGTTTGAGCGAATGCCCGATTGTTCGGACGCGCTTGAAGAAGGGGCGTCTCTCTGAAAGTGATTTCGCGTCGGTCGTATGCGAAATGGTGTTACGCGTAGTACGTTTCAACCGGTTCAAAACCGAAGCGAACGGTTCTTACTCGTACACGGAGCATGATCCGCAGCAGAATCAGCCTGGCTATGATCCAAGTCCCCGGCTGTTCTTGTCGAAAGCTGAGAAATCGATTCTGAATGGTTTCGCTGAATCCGCTGGCACGATGTCACACATCAGTCTTGGTTTCGACCCCGGTTATGGAGGTTGATGATGGCGTTTCTGTTTGACGATGATACGAATGAACGCCATTACCTCTACGAGGATGACCAAACCCATTACGGTGGTCAGAAACAACTGTTCGACACGGATTATGTCGTTGTGATTCCTCGCAAGCATGTTCAGGACGCGCACGGCGGCCAGTATGTGCAGACTGGCGATCCCGTGAAGGTCATCTGCTGTGTTGAGGGGCGTGCGCAACAGGCCGGCATGTTCTCTATTTCCGGCGCTGAGGATAAGACGCCATCTTCGGATAACCCCGGCGGTTTGGAAGAGGTCACTCCTTTGCAGATTATTGCGAGGGAATGGCCCGGCGACATTTATTCCCGGATCTGGTATAAGGGCGATTATTACGATGCTGACGGCGCTCCTACGTGGCGTGGGAGTGGTTCTCGTTTCTCCCGGCATTGGGAGGTTCGTGCACGTCGTGTTGTTATTGGCGATTATCTTGATGGCGGCATTTCCGAGCCTGAATGGGTGAAGGAGGTGGGTGGCGTTGGGAAGGGTCACGGTTCGACGTAGCGTCGCTACCGATATTGCGAAGATGTATGGGCCGGAACTTACACGCCGCGCCGCCGTGCATAGCGTGTCTGCCGTCCGCGCGAAGGCGAATGAGGCCGCTACGCATTCAAGCGTTGCGGATAGGATCGAGGTTTCCGTTCGCAAAGTCGGCTGGCATCATCAGATTGTCATGTCCGTCATGGGCCGTGATGGCACGCAGGTCGCTCCGCATTTGGAGTTCGGCTATTTCAACCGGTGGCTTGAGCACAAGTATGGGCCTCGTGATCCGAGAGCGCGTATTCCGGGAAAACATATCATGTTTGATTCGTTGAGTCGGGTGAGATTGTGACGGACAACATTTTTCAGCGTCTTGCCATTGACGTTCGTGAGTCAATCGATGCGGAACAGTTGGTTTATGAACTGTTGAATCGGGCGTATCCGTGCGAGGAGTGGCCTGATGTGAAGGTTTGCAGCGAGCTTGACTTGCCTTTGAACGCTTACGGTGAACGTGGACAGGTTCTTCTCTATTATGTTTCCGCTCCCGAACAGTTTGACCGTGGATTGTGGCGTTTCGGCGTGACGTTCACGGTTTTGGCCGCTGACTGTAACAATCCTCACGGTTTTGCACGTCACTTGTATAAGACGGTGCAGGGTTGGCCGTTCGAGGAGTCCACGACAGCTGGAACGGTTGGCACCGTGTCTGTGACGGCGCAGAAGCGGCAGTCTGATTCAAAAGAGAATCAAGGCAAGAACGTCAAGGAGTATGGGCTGTCGGCTGTTGTGACTGCCCGCGATTCGTTCAAGGCTTGACCGGTATCGGTCAAGCCTTTTCTTTTATCAATTTCAAGTAGAAAGGCACCATTATGGCTATTAATGCCGATGGTCTGATTCAGGCGTCTCGCGGTACGTTGTTCACGGCTCCCGCGAAGACCGCTCTTCCAACCAAAGTTTCCTCGTTCTTGTTGAACAGTGGCACTGTTGCCGCCGCTGGCAGCGGTTCCGTCGTGAATTGGGAGAATATCGGCCATACCTCCAACAACAACAAGATCAGCTTCAGCAAGGATGGCGGGGACACCACCACGAAGGACACGTGGCTTGTCGCCGGTGCGAAGAGTTCTACCGAGGCCCCGACCATCACCGTGTCCGGCGCGTCCGTACAGGGTGATTCGGCCACCATCACGAAGGTCACTGGCGGCTGGGCCGGCGAACAGGGCGGCATCGTCGTGCCGTTGCAGCCCGTGGTGCAGCATCTGGCGTTGTTCGTTCTCGCCTACGATGATTCCGACAAGCTGAGCTTCGGATTGTATCTGCCGGAGACCGATTTCACGTTCGATAACGTCAGCCTCGCCGATGAGGATTTCGCGGAGTTCAGCTTCAACGCCGTCGTGAAATCCACTAGCGTGCTGAAGGCCGGTGCCAATGGTGAGGTTGGCGCGTACCAGATTTTCGCCCCGGAGACGTTCGTGTCAAAATAACCAGCCCGGATTCCAGCGGTAAGAATCCGGGTGATTCCTCCCAGACCGTATCGGGTTTGACCTCGAAAGGCTGAGATTTCCTATTGCCCCCGCATGTACCCATCCGTGCGGGGGCAATCCTTTCCAACGATTGGCAGATGGGTTTTTGATGGGGATTACAGATTATGGCTTCCAAAACTGATAAGAACACCGTTAAGACCGTTCCGGAGATTCCTGACACGCTGGCTGAGTTCGTCGAACAGCACGAGGAACTGGCCGGATGCCCTGAGTTCGTTCCGGCTCATGAGTTCTCCGTGGCGCAGACATGCGATTTCATGGTCGTTGATGCCGTGGCGTCCGACAGTTACGGCGTGTTCCGCAAGAAGACTTCCGATGATGTCGATTCAAGTCTGGCTATAGCCAGGATGGTGGCTGCCAGCGATAGTTTCTTCGAGAAGATCGCCAAGGACGTTGACGCCTACCACAAGTGGGTCACTGGCAGGACTCCGACTGTTCTGGTGCAGGTGTTCACTCTGCTTAACGCATTCTATGGTGCGTCCTTGGGAAAATCCGAAGCGTCAAGGACGCCTACCGGAAATGCAAAGTAGAGCTTACGTGTGATTTCCGTAGGTTCTACAATCTGAATCTTCCCGCCGCCATGCATGAGTATGACGGCGGTTTTCTTTTGACCCTTATCGGCGGTCTTGCCGGCTATGACGAGTCGCTGTATCGGGAATGGTTGCTGAACCATCCTGATGAGCGTGCCCGCGCCGAGTCCGATAGTGATTCCGGTTTGAGTTTTCACGGGTTCACTCAGGATACGAGTCTGCTGTTGGGTATTTACAATCAGGTCGGCTTGCTGGTTTCCGGCACATTGCAGTTCAAGGACGGCAAGCATCCTGAGTTCAAACCGATTATGCCCCCTCACGCCGCCGATGGCGTTGATAGGCGTGTTTCCGCCAACTTCGAGTCGATGAAGGCGTTTCTGGGCATGTGATTGAAAAACAGGGGTTCTTATGGTGGAGTATCTCGCCGGTTCCGTTGGAATTGATATTTATCCGAACACCAAGGGTTTTGGCGAAGAACTCCGCCGTAAGCTCGCCAGGTACGCCGATGACGATTTCGATGTTCGTGTGACGCCTGACGTTGACATGTCTCGTTGGCGTGCGGCGAAAAGGCGTATCGAGGATGATGGCATCGTCCAGAATGTTGAGATTCGTGGCGATGACTCCGATCTGAAGCGTGTGCTTCGGGACATTGATAAACGTAAGGTATCCCCGAAGGTCGAGCTGACAGACGCTTTGCGTGATCTGCGAACGATGCGCAAGCAAGTTCAGTCTTCCGACAAGGCTGTTTCCGCGATGAACAAGCGTATCGCCAATGGTGGCGATGCTTGGCGCAAGGTCACGCTGAAAAGCAAATCGTATCAGGATGCGGTGAAACGCAACACGCGGTTGACCACGGCGTATGCGAGCAAGCAGATCGACGTTTTGGATAACGTCAAGAAGCACATTCGCAGTATGCAGGATGCTATCGAGAAGGTCAAGCCTCTGGGCAGTTCCAACAATGTCTCGATGGCTCGCGCCAATCGTCTTGTCGAACAGCTTGACAATGCGATGCAGCAGTTGAAGCGCAACAGCAAGGCGAACATCCGTGTTGACGTCAACGATGTTTCCGAGGTCGTCAACGTTCTTGAGAACGTGTCCAAGCGTCTGAAGCAGATCGATGGGATGGACGCCCACGCGAAGGTCTATCTCGACGGCGCGAAAAGCATGGAACGCGAACTGGAAGCGTTGAAGCGGAAATTCCGCAGTCTTCCGAATGACATCGAAACGGATTACAAGTCAGCCATCGACAAGCTGAATCTTGCTGCGTTCCATGCTGGCAAGGATAAGAACTACCACTATGAGGTCAATCTTGATTTGGATGTGACCCGTGCACGTGAGAAGGCCAAGAAGCTTCAAGAAGATTATAAGAAGCTTGAAATGGACATCGACCTTAAAACGGCTGGTGCCCGCGCCCATCTTGCCATGCTCACCCGTCCTCGTTCCGTCGAGATTTACGCGAAACTCCATGCCACTGATTTCGGCAAAATGCTGGATGGTATGACGTATGGCGCGACTGGTCTTCGCGCCGTCAACAACCAATTCCAGAAATTCGTGAATTTCATGGACTCGTTGGATGAGAAGGTTCCATTCTTCTCCGCATTGGGTACCGTGTTCGCCGGTGTTTCCGCTGGCGCTATCAACATGTCCCGTAGCGTGCTTGGTGTCGGCTCTTCGATTGTTTCCATGTCGAAGGCCGCATTGGCCGCTCCTGCCGCTCTCGTCGGATTGGGCGCCGCCTATGCGTCCGTGAAGATGATTTGGGGCGAAAAGGGCGCCACTTGGAGCGAGCAGATCGACATTGCATCCACAAAGTTAGGCAAACTGTCCGACAGTGTGGTGAACGCGTTCTACGGTCAGGCCCGTCCAGCAATTCGCGGATTGGCTGATTCCATTGCCGACACGTTGATTCCCCAAATGTCAACTCTTGCCGACCATGAGGGACGAATCGTCGTCGGCATGACCAAGATGGTCAAGGAAGCCGATAAGACAAGCGTCGTATCCAGCATTTTCAACGATGTGAATAAGTCGTTGACTTATTTGGAACCGGGTGTTGAGAGACTTGTCAAGGCTTTCCTGAATCTTGGCGATTCAACTAGCCAGTATCTCCCTCGTGCCACACGGTATGTGAGTGAGCTTGCGGATCAGTTCGCACGTTGGGTCGATAATGCTCGCGCGTCCGGTGAGATTGAGAAGTCGATGCAGCGTGTCATTGAACAGGTTGGATATTTGAAGAATTCCGTGAAAGCGCTCATGGGTATTGCTTCCGGCTTGTATTCCGCTTTGGCTGAGGACCAGAATGGCATCCAAAGCTTCTCCAAGGAGTTGCAGAAGGCGGATAAGGCTGTCAATTCGGCAAAGTTCCAAGACACGTTGAAGTCGTGGGCCGTTGGCGCTAAAGTGGCGCAGTCCGCGATGCGTGATTCATTCTCCGAGATTGGTGACGCTGGCTATTCTCTGCGGCATACCGTGGGAAATGTTTTCGGTGATGCCGGTAGGACGATTGCTTCGTTCACGAAGAATGTGAGCCGCCTGTTGAAGAACAGTAGCGGTGGTATTTCCGATTTCTCGTCTGGTGTTTCCAACGGATTTCAGAAGGTGTTCAACGCTGTTGGCGATGTGAGTCCGATGTTCAGCCAGCTGCTTTCGACTGTCGGGCAACTGTCTAAGACGTTCGGCGGCACATTGGCTGCTTCTCTTCGTGCTTCTGCTCCGCTGATTCAGGCTATCGCTACCGCCGCTGAGGCTGTGGCTAAGGCTTTCAGCGCGTTGCCGGAACCGATTCAGGCCGCGTTGGGCGTGTTCGCCACGTTCGGCAAGGCTGGCAAGACCGCTTTGGACACGGTGAAGCTTGCCGTGGTTGAGAACACGATGAAGTCGTTGCAATGGCAGAAGGCTTTGATGGAGTTGGGCGTGACTTCCGCCGGTACTGGTGTGACGTTGAAGAATGTCGCGCAGGGGTGGGTGGCGTCTAATCCCGCTGTTTCTAAGTTCGTGTCGAATGTCGGCTCTGCTGAGGGCGCGATGGGCAAGGTGAAGGCTGTTGCGTCTGGTTTGGGTGGGATGCTTGCGTCTACGCTTTCCAATCCGGTGACTTGGGGTGTGGCTGCCATTACGGCAGCAGTCGCAGCGTATTCCGATTACAATGCGAAAGCTCAGGCGACTGAGCGTGCTTCCGAGAATATTGCGGCAGCGTTGGGTAAGATTCCTGATTCGGCCGCCGAAGCTTCCGGCGCGTTATCCAATGTCGCTTCCGCGATTCAGGATGCGTTCAAGGACGGTAATTATGCTGAGACTGGTTGGAGCTGGTTGGATGATTGGACAACTGGATTCAAGAATACTGCCGAAGCCGCCGACAAGCTTGGTGTTTCGACCACTGACCTGAGCAAGGCTGCGAGCGGCAGTACGAAGGCTTACAACTCGATGATGAATCAGTTGAAGGCCACATATGATGCTCACAGCACTTATTCGGCTACCGCGACGCAGAATTACGGCAATGAAGCTGGTGCAGCCAAGAAGCTTATAGCAGTAATGGAGAAGGCACGTCAGCAGTACATCGATAATGCGGAAGCGACTTCCGTCGCGAATGGTCATGCTGCCGGCTATGCGAAGAGTTTGATCGAGATGGGTGAGGATTCCGATTCGGTTTCCATTGCCATTGCGACTCAATCTCAACGTCAGCAGATGTTGAACAGTGCCGCGCAGAAGTACAACGACATTATCAACAATCAGCGTACCGCGCAGCAGAACGCTTTGAGTGTCGCAACGGAATATGGTCAGATTTACAACGGTTTGGGTGATTCCATCCAGCGCATCAAGGAATTGGGCGTACAGAACGTTTGGGACAGTGCCGCGGACTCGTTCAATAACATGACCGAGGCTGGACAGTTGGCTCAGACCAGCTTGCAGAATCTCGCTACGACAGGCCATGATTGGCTTGAACAGTTGGTTGCTTCCGGCGCGTCAACCGATGAGGTGAATGCGAAACAGCAGGAATTGTCAACACAGTTCTACGAGACGGCGAAGGCGATGGGCGTACCGGAGTCGGAGATTCAGAAACTGCAACAACTGTATGGGTTGACTCCTGAAGAGGTCAAGACATTGTTCAAGACTGAAACGGAACAGTCGAAGCAGAATCTGACATCCTACTTGTCTGATTTGCGGGCATTGTTCCCCGGCGAGGGCAATACGGCCATCTTCACCACGGTCCTTGACGGTATCAACAGCGGAGCATTGTCCAGCGCGGATGAGGTTCAATCAACCGTGAACAATCTCATGAACAATGCGAGCACAGACGGTTCAGGCAAATACACCATCGTGTTGGATGCCAACGGCAATCAGGCCGTTGTCGCTACCGATGAGGTCAGGAAACATGCCGACCTGTTCAAGAAGGGCACTGATGGCAATGGCTATACGACCAATCTGAAGGCTTCCGATCTTGCTTCGATGACCATTGACTATTTGAAAGGCGACGCTAACGCCTACGGTTCGTTGAGACCCACCGCGTCACTCGGCGCGAGGGACAACACCCAGCCGGCGAAACGCAGTGCTGAGCGCACCGCGAACCAGTGGAATGGAAGCACGTATAACGCACAGTTCGGTGGAAATATTTCCGGTGGCTTCTGGGGAATGCTCGGCACTTTGTGGGCCGAGGGCAAAAGTTGGGCGAGCAGGACGTTCAACGCTATTTTCGGAGTCAAGAGAAGGCGTGCGACAGGCGGTGAGGTCGAGGGCGATAATGTGACCCGCACCGGCAGGATCGTCGGACGCGGAACGAACACGAGCGATTCCATCGCTTTGAACGATTCCACTGACGTGTCCACCGGTGAATATGTTGTACGTGCCGCCGCAGTGCATAGCATGGAAGCCCTGTACGGCAAGGGAGTGATGAGCGCCATCAATGCGAGCGGTGACATCCCAAGCCAGTATTTGAAGAACGCGCGTCGTATGACTCGTGTTTCGATGCCTTCCATGGTTTCTGACTATTCGGCAGGTTCTTCCGACGATGTCAAGTTTGAAAGCGGCCCTACATACAACATCACGCAGAACTTCCAATATCCGACCATCACACCAATCTCGGTTCAGACGAATCAGAAGTTGGACAAGGCTGCGATGATCGGCATGTGAGAGGGGAGTATCGTGGCTTTTTCCACGTGTTTCTACAGGTTGAATAATGTTCCTCTTGATTCGGAGAACTGCATCGTTACTGTTGGTTCGACATTGTTGAGCGCCATCAGTGTTGACCGTACCGTTTCGACGGTTCCGCAACGGCATGGTTCCATCCCTTCCGGCATGACGCCTAGGTTTTCGGAACGTCAATTGTCGTTGCAGGTATGCGCGTGGGAGCCTGACGTGCTTGGTGAATCATCCAGGCTGATGCGGTTATGCACGATGCCGAATCTTGTCATGAGTCGGATTATCGATGGTGTCGAGCAGCGTACCCGTGTCGAGTTGACCTCTTTGAGTCCTGATGATTCAAAGAGTCATCCGAACAGGTTTGTTCCGTTCACTGCCGTGTTCGCCATGCCTGACGTGTGGTGGCGTTCCGTCACGCATGAGACCGTCTCACTGCCTTTGAACGGTGGGAAGGTCATGTCCGGCGGTTCGGTGATGCCGTCCGCCGGATACTACACGTTCTGGCAGGGCGTTCCGAACGCTAGTCCGAGTGTGCTTTCCACTCAACTTCCGTATAGTTGCGGTGACGCTCCCATAACAGACATGGTGTTTCGTTTCCCGAAAGGTGTGACGGGCATAACGGTGAAGGATACGGTATCCGGTACCGGTATCACATGGTCTGGCACGCGCGTGGATGCTCGGCCTTACTTGTATTTGGATGCGGGATCGTTGACTGCATGGAGTTCCGATAGTGATTCCGCATGGTCTGGCGGTTCTCAGAACGAGACTGTCGGATTGGATTATCTGCCTTCCGGTAGGTTGCAAGTCAATCCTGATGTTTCTGGTGACTACAGGATTGCAGTTAAGGCCACTGGTTCCGGGAATGTGGCGTGCAGGTTTAAGAGAAGCTGGTGGTGATTTCCACTGGCTTCTTTCTTTTTAAGTTGAGGGATGCTTATGGGTAAGACTCTAAAATCTCGTCTTGTCGCATATCAGGCCAATGGAAGCAAGCTTGGATTGCTGCCTGAGCCGACTTCCTATACTGTGTCGTTCACTCATGATGCTGTAGGTGCTTTGACCGTCAGCTATTCGCGTAAAGCTTTGCGTGGTGAGATTCTTGACCGGCGTCTTGAAACCGGCTTGGAAATCGCCGTGGAAGTGTCTGATGGTGGACGCTGGATTGAACCGTATAATGGCCGGTTCGTCATCGCCTCACGTTCAAGGAACGCTTTGGACGTGTCCGACACGGTGTCGTTGACCGGCGTTTCCTACGGGTGGCTGTTGAAGAAGGCTTTGAATCTGGACACGTCCAGATTGGAGACCAGCGGAGACGAGAAAGGCACCCGTAAATTCGCGAACGCGAACGCTGGCACGATCATGCGCACGTTCATGGATGAGAATTGGAATCGTGGCGGCGTGAAAGTTGATTGCAGCCGGTTCACTTCCGGTGCCGATTCCGCTGGCAAACAGTGGGGCTACATGCTGCCGAGCATATATTACGATCTTGGCATTTCCATACAGGACGTGTTGGATTCGCTGGTGAACAACGGCTTATGCGATTGGCGTACCGATGCCCGGCAACTGCTGTTATGGAACGCCGATAGCGTCGCCGTCTGCCGTGACTTGTCCAAATCGTGTGTGGTGACGCTTGCGCAGGATGTGTCCGAAGCTCCTGACGATGAGAGTATTGATGGTCTGGCTTCCTCGATCCTTGTACGTGGCGACAATATTAATTTCCGCCAGGATAATCCGAACGCCCCGAAGCCTTGGGGCGGTTGGGAATTGTATTCAAGCCAACAGGGTGTGAACAAGAAGGAGACCGCCGAACATCTCATCAAACCGACGTTGGCTAACGCGGCTAGGGTTCGCGGACAGTACACGCGATCCGTGAACGTGGTCGAAGCGTCTTGTCTGCCGCTTATTGATTACACGATAGGCGATTGGATTACCGCGCCGACTGTGGCGAACCGTGAGAAGGTCCGTGTCCAACAGGTCACTTTGCAACTCGACTCGACTGGGTTCAAGGCTTCGCTGATTCTGAACGACAAGAATTATGATTCCTCGGTTCGTTTGACGAAGCGTATGAACGGTATTACCGGTGGTGCTCATTTGGGTGGCGCGTCTGGTGCGATTCCGGCTCCTGAAAAGGACCATCGCGTGCCGAAGGCTCCGCAGAATCTGTCGGCCAATTCCGACGCTTATATCAATGTGAACGGGTATGCGCGTGGCATGGTTACGGCCCGTTGGGATGATGTGACGTTGGCGACTGATGGCACCGCCATGGACATCACGTCGTATGCGGTCGAATATCGTGTGAACAAGACTGGGTATGAGTGGCATTCCGCTGGCACGACCACTGAGCATACGTTATCTTGGTCGAATCTGGATTGCGGTGTTCAGATTCTTATCAGAGCGCGTGCTGTCCCATCGTATTCAGATCAGATGGGCGAATGGTCTAGCGTGTTCGCGTTGACTGTCGCTAAGGATACGACTCCTCCTCCTGTACCGTCTAAGCCGATTCTTTCGTCTGAGTTGGGTGTGGTTTCGGTTGCTTGGGATGGGAAAACTGCTGATGGTGGTTCCATGCCGATTGACTGGGACAGGAACATTCTTGGCGAACGTTTGGCTAATGGTAGTTTCAAGGAGATTGCAGCTGTTTCGACTGGTATTGGCGATTATGTTATTACTGGTTTGACGGCTGGCTCTTCGCATACATATGCGTTTCGTGCTGTCGATCATGCTGGTAATCGTTCCGACTGGTCGGCAGTCGCCTCGGTGACGGTGGCTTCGGCTGTCTCGCCTGAAGAGGTCAAGCAGATTCAAAAGGATTTGGCTGACAATCAGACGGCGTTGAAGGACAATGCGGCGAAGCTGACGCAGGCGCAGAAGGACATCCAAGCCAACAAGTCTAATCTCGACGCGGCGAATCAGACGCTCGCTCAAGCCAAGACCGACCTGACGCAGGCCCGGAAGGATATCGCGCAGACCAAGAGCGACCTGACCACCGCGAATGGCGAGATCAGCAAGGCGAAGGAGTCGGCGGCTCAAGCGTATGCCGAAGCCCACTCAAAGAATCACACTTTCCGTGGGCCTGACGAGCCGAAGGACAATCTGATCGTCGGCGACCTGTGGCTCAAGACGCAGAAATATTGGACGAGGTGGAAAGGCGAGAAAAACAACAGCCCGAGCCTCTTGGCCGACTTCTACACCTACTGGCAGGGCGAAGCCAATAATTCTCCTTCCGCGCTCGTGCCGCTGTCGGATCGCGTGATTGAGACGCTTGTCTGGGATGGCTCCGCGTGGAACCACATGGGCTATGCCGACGTGGAGCGCAATGCCGACGAAATCGCTCAGGCGAAGTCCGACATCGCGGATAACGCCGCGAAGACCACCGACGCCAAGAAGACCGCCGAGAATGCCGCTGCCGCCGCCAAGAACGCTCAAGGCACAGCTGACACGGCCAATGGTGCGGCGAAGACCGCGCAGGATACCGCCAATGCGGCTACCGCTGCCGCCAAGAGCGCGACCGCGACCGCAGGTCAGGCGAAGAGCGCCGCCGACGCCGCGCAGACCGCCGCCGAGAGCGCGAAGAAGACCGCTGGCAATGCCGAGACACTGGCGAACACGGCCAATGCTTCGGCCAATGCCGCCAAATCGGACGCTTCCACCGCGAAGACCGATGCGGCCAACGCCAAGGCCACCGCCTCGAATGCGTCGAGTGTGGCCACGCAGGCGAAAGCCACCGCCGACAGTGCGGCACAGTCCGCCACGGACGCGGCCAATGCCGCGAGGAAGGCGAATACGGCTGCTGCCGCCGCCGCTGGCGTGGCTAACGGCAAGGCCGACGTGCTCATCCAGTCCACTGCGCCGGACGCTTCGATGCGCAAGCCGACTACCTTGTGGATCGACACCACCGGTGGCGCTAACACGCCGAAACGGTGGAACGGCAGCACATGGGTGGCGGTGACGGACAAGGCGGCCACCGATGCTGCCAACGCCGCTGTCAAGGCACATGCTGCCGCGCAGACGGCGCAATCAACGGCTGACAAGGCTCAGACCACAGCCGCCAACGCCGCCGCGCAGGCGAATCAGGCGCAGGCCGCAGCTAAAAAGGCGCAGACCACAGCGGACGGAAAGAATCTGATCTACCGTGGCCCGGACGAACCCGCGCATGATGGCTTGAAGCCGGGGGACATGTGGTGGCGCACCCAAAAATATTGGACCCGCTGGAAGGGTGAGAAGAATAATTCGCCGTCCATGCTGGCCGATTTTTATACGTACTGGACGGGCGCGCCGAACAACAGTCCGAGCGTCTTGGTGCCATTGTCCGACCGTGTGGTGGAAGTCCTGACGTGGGACGGTACGAGATTCGAGCCGTTTGACCTCGTGGCGAACAACATCCTCGCTGCTGGCACGGTGGCCGCGAAGCATCTCGCCGCCGACTCAGTGACCGCCGAGAAGGTCAAGGCCAATGCCATCACCACCGACAAGCTCGCCGCCAATTCGGTCACGACCGAAAAGCTGGTCGCCGACGCGGTGACCGCCGCGAAACTCGCCGCTGACAGCGTGCAGGCGCGCAACATCGTCTCGCTCGCCATCATCACCGACAAGCTCGCCGCCAACTCGGTCACGACAGCGAAGCTCAAGGTCACGGAGGATATGACGGTCGCGTTGCTCAACGCGCACAAGATCAATGCGTCCGACATCGTGGCTGGCGCCATCACGACGGACAAGATTGCCGCCAACAGCGTTAACGCGGACAAGATTGCCGCCAATGCGGTCAACGCCGAGAAGATAGTGTCCGGTGCGATCACCGCCGACAAGCTCGCGGCAAACAGCGTGACGGCTGTCAAGATCGCGGCTGGCACCATCACGTCCGACAAGGTGGCGGCAGGCCAATTCAAAGGCTATGTCTTCACCGGCGCGATATTCCAGAGCTCCGAGGCCGAGAACACCGGCATGAAGCTCAACGGCACCGCATTGCAAATGTGGGACAGCAACCACAATCGCACCGTCTATCTTGACGGCGAAGGCAAGTCGAATCTGCTGACCGGCACGTTCCAAACCCGCACGAGCGGGCACAGGGTGCGCATCAGCCCGGATTATCAGACCTACATCATCGGCGGATCTGAGACTTTCACCGGTGATGGCATCGAATTCCCCGCTTACAACGGGTCCACCGCCTACTTTTCGCATCCGGCCATCGCTTCTGTCATCCAGTCGAATCAGGTCGGCTCGATGGGCGAACTGGACTTGTGGAGCGGACACGTGAGCAAGAACGACCCCGCCGCGTTCATGTCTCTCAGATCGAAGCCGCGCAAGAAAGGCGGTACCGGCAGCGGCGGCGTCACATCCAGAGTGCATGCCGTGGCGAACACGGATTACGACGAGCCGGACGAGAGCAAGAAAAGCAGCGCTTTCCTCACTCTGTCCGGTGATAGCGCGAACGGTTCGGAGTGCTGGCTCGAAGCCGAAGACGGGAACGGCGAGGTCGGAGTCGGCGCGAACATCGGCACTGGATACGTGTATCTCGGCGGCTATCTTGGCGGCATCACGAACCGTTTTACGTTCCATGCCCAGGCTGCGTGGAAGGCGTGGTATCCGAATTCCGGCTCGAAGATTGCGACCGGCGCTTCCATGCAAGTCGATTGCACGTTCAGCCCGACGAAATACGGCCGCTATTACGTCGTCGCGAACGCGGATTCGCAATGGGCGGGCATCATCGCGCACCCATGCAATACGGGCGGTCAGAGCGGCTTCCAGTTGAAGCTTTACAACGCCGACCAGCCTTGCCCGGTGGATGTTTACGCGGAATTCCTGGCTTATTTGGTCAAGTGATTGGAGGAAATCTTGTCAGCAACCTTTGAACTGGACAAGAACGGATTGTGTATCATCCGCTGCGATCCGCCGGTGAACGGGTCGGACAGTTTCGTCTTCACGCCTGATGTGGTCGCATCGTGGAAGGCGCTGCTCGGATTGGCTTCGACCCGTGAGGCGATCGCGGCGATCATGCAGGGCAGGGAGGACACGAGCCGGTATGACCCGAAGACCGGCAGGGGCGTGTGGACTGGAGCGTTCGAAGCGTTGGAATCGGCTTTAACGGATTCCGCCACCAGTGTGAGCATGCTCTCAGCCGATGGGGAAGTGTTGGACGATCCGCTGACAGCCGCACGCAATGAGACGCGTGCGGGGATGCGATTGCCGGTCATGTCTAATGAGACCGACGCGAGGCTCGTGGCCACGCTTGCTGCGGATGATGCTGGCGTGGAGCCGTCCAGCGGCATCGACACGGCCTGCACACGGGATGTCGACGGATTGGATGATTTCCTCTCGGATGAATCCAGTCAGGCGATGCTGGACGAGTGCGAGGAACGCTTCTACGCGTCGCTCATGCCAAGACAAAACCAACAGAATTAAGGAGATTGATTATGGCCGATGTGACCACTGAGACCACTACCGATACCGTGCCTGCCGTGACGCCCGCCGAGCCGTCTGGCGTGCTTGATTTGCGTCCGCCGAAGGAGTCGGTGCGCGCGGAATTGTGCCGTTTGGGATTGGAGTTTTCCAGCGCTGACGGCACCGCCGAATCGTGGCGCGACTATCAGCGTGGCGTACTTGCGACGTTCGACGATTCCGGCACGTCCGTCACGTTGACGGACGTGAAGACGAATCTCGGCCGCACTTTGACGCTCGACGGGCTTAAGGCCGTTACGCGCATCGATACGATGACAGCAGCCGACTAATCCAGCATTCCAATTTTTTTCAACCCCTGCAATCCACGCGGATTGCGGGGGTTTCGTATTTAAGGAGACTATTTTGGCTCAGATTCCAGCCGACGCGAACGAGGTCATCGACCAGCTCTCGCAACAGATCGGCACTCTCAACAAGCAAATCGCAATCCTGACCAGTCAGCTCAACGCGGCCATGAAATTGATTCCCGCCGACGTGCTCGAAAGCGTGAAGGGGGATACGCATGCAGAGGATTAACTATTTCACCAATCCGAATTTCACCGGCCCATTCGCCGACGTAAACATTTCCGGTGAAGTGAAGGCATCATATAACGCCAACACCAAGCAGCTGAACATCTATGGCAACAATGGCGGTTATGGTTTCAATCTCACCGTGCCGAAAAACGCGGCACTCGTATTCGCCTGCTTCCTCTGGACGGAACACGACAAAAATCCGAAGCCGCTCACGGTGTACAGTCTCGAGTCAAGCGACACCAAGCCTATCGCTTATGCCACCGTCTCCCAGAATGCGAACAATTTGCTCCTGCGATTCAACTCCACCGGCAGTGGCCGGATACGTGTCGAATTCTATCCGAACGGCAGTGCCGCGAATATCACCAATCCGATTTTGGAATTGGCCGACACTTACGATAAAGCCGTGGGGGGGGCTTCCGGGCTTCTTCTCCGGCGACACGATGCCACGCGCATAGGAGCGTCCGTCGGGCGGGTGATGTCCGATGATAATCACGAACCTATGCCCGAGCCCAACCTCGACCATCACCTTGAGAGCCAACAATTGGGTGCATCTCACGACCGTTCCGAGCGTGAGATATATGACATATTGGGTCAGTTTCGATATGAACGTCACAGGCGGCACTGTCTCGATTATCGGAACACAGGGCGAATTCAGCGCACGCCAACGTGTCAGCTACATGACGTACGTCGACAATTCCAGTCCGCTATCAGTGAATTATTCCGTCAAGTCAGGCAGTCCGACCGTCACCGTGACAAATATACTCCTCTGCACGTTGGCCGAGTATCAGGCGAACAAGACCCTGCTCGGCGGCATCGGATATTTCACCGGGGATACGATGCCGCGCGCCTAACCCCTTTGGGGGTGGTGGCATGACTCCCATCGTTAATCACTGCGTCATGCCGAAAGACGGTGTGAGCGTCAAGACGACGAACACGACACCATCGGACATCACCTTCACGGGGTTGACGGCGGGCGTGAAATACCATGTGAGCGTCGTCTGTTACATGCTGTCCACGAGTGGCGACAATCCGCGCTTGCGTCTCACCACCAATGGCAGCGATAGTGGGCTGGTCACTTCGAATGGTCGCGTGGATTACGTCTTCACCGCCGCCAGCACCACTCACGGCATTCTCGTCGGTCTGAACAATTGCACGGTCAATCTGAGCAAAGGCTTGTGCGTGCCTCAAGACCAGTGGCAGCAGCTCGTCTCGTTGGGATTGCCGGGCAATTATTTCGATGGCGACACCATGCCAAAAGATTAAACGATTTCAAGGAGATGTAATGTGCTGCAGAATTTTCTAGCCGGTTTCGGGGGTGTGGGTGGCGCGTGCGCCCTCATCACGCTCGGATTGAAAGTCTGGCCGGGCGCGTTGGACGCGCTTGCAACCGGATTGTACGCGCACGTGCGGCCGGAACGCCTGCCCTATGACAGTCCGCTCTCGCAGCATTTCGCCAAGACCCGACAGCTCGGCGAGCGTACCGAGAAATTCGACGGACGTTTGGACGAGCTATGCCGGGACACGATCAAAAACACGATCATCAGCCTGATCTACGGCGACAAGGACACCGACCACAGCGAGGCCGTCAGCTACGAGCTGTCGAAGCTTGAGAAATTGGACGCGCAATGCTGGATAATCGCTGCCGCCGAAAAATACTTGGAGGACAGGCAATGACGCATCTAGCCATCGCAGGCGGCGCATGCCTGCTGCTCCTCGCGCTCGTCCTCGTGTTCAATCATGGCGCGCATCAGAAGTCAGGCTCTCCGGCTGGCGCTGTCACCACGGACAAGCTGGTGGCTGACGCGGTTACGTCCGGCAAATTGGTTGCGAACAGCGTGCAGGCGCGGCACATCACCGCTCTTGCGGTCACAGCCGACAAGCTCGCGGCCAACAGCGTGACGACCGCGAAACTGCGCGTCACGGAAGATATGACGGTCGCGCTGCTCAACGCGCACTTGCGTTGATTTTCGCATCAGTTTTTAAAGCCATCCCACTTCGGGATGGCTTTTCTATTGCCCCTTGACTTGGGGGCGGGAAGGAGAGGATGTGGGCATCCTCAACAACAAAGGCAAGCCGAAGCACAAGCGTCTGCGTCGGCATATCGGCAAGCCGCTGACCGCGTTGGCTGCGGTGCTGTGCGTCGCCGTCGCGCCGGTCGCCAGCGCGAACATGAACATCATCGACGTTTCCGGCTGGCAGAGTGCAGACGTGACGCGCGTGGTGGACGCCGACGCGGCCATCGTTAAGATCACGGAGGGTGGCGGCTACGTGAACCCGTCTTGGCGCAGCCAGACCGATTGGGCACGTCAGACCGGCAAGGCTTGCGGCGGCTACCATTACGCGGACGGCGGCAACGTCACCGCCGAGGTGAACCATTACCTGAATCAGTTCAACGGTTATGTGGGCCAGTGCGTGCTCGCGTTGGACTGGGAGTCCAACGGCAACGCAGCTTGGGGCAACGGCGACTGGGTGCGCCAGTGGGTCAACCAGGTGTATTCGCGTACCAAGGTTTGGCCCATCGTGTACGTGCAGGACAGTGCCGTGTATCAGATTCCGTCCGACGTGCGCGCCCATTGCATGCTGTGGAAGGCTCAGTACGCTTCCATGAACGCGACCGGCTGGCAGTCCACTCCGTGGAATGCTGGTAGCAAGGGCGAGGGCATGGTGCAGTATGCGTCCACCGGCTATCTGAACGGTGTCGGCCCGTTGGATTTGAACCTGTTCTTCGGTGAGCGTGACGCTTGGCAGAAGATCGCGAACGGCGATAGGGGTAAGACCCATGCCGAGGTGAGACATGATCCGGTCAGGCCGCAGGTCACTGCCACGCCGGACTACAATGACATGGCCACGAAGGTCATTCGCGGCGTGTACGGCAACGGCAATGAGCGTCGTCAGGCTCTTGGCGGTGCCTACGACCGTGTGATGGCGATTGTGAACCAGCGTTTGGGTGGAGGCTCGACAGTGAGCGCTCCGGCCAACACGAACTGCGGTAGCGTCTGCGTGACCGTCAAGAGTGGTGACACTCTTAGCACCATCGCTGCACGTAATGGCGGCAGCTGGAACCAGTACACAGGTTATCGTTCGGGCAACCCGAACATCATCTACGCTGGCGAGACGGTCTGCCGTCGTGGTACCGGCGTCGCACGTCAGCCGGTCAGCAACACGTACAGCACTCACCGTTACACCGTCCGCTCCGGTGACACGTTGAGCGGCATCGCCGGATACTACAGAGTGAACATGTACAGCATCCACGGTTATCGTTCGGGCAACCCGGCGTTGATCTATCCAGGCGAAACCCTCTACTGGTAAGGAGACCGATTATGGTCGATGAAGTCAAGGAGACTCAGAATGACGGCGAAAAGCCGCAGGAAGAAACAGGCGAAGAAAACAACTACATCCTGCCGGACGAAGCGTACAAGGTGCTGAAGTGGTTGGCGCTTATCGCGTTGCCCGCTTTGGCTGTGTTCGTGCATGTGGTCGGCCCAGCATGGAACCTTCCATGCGTTGACCAGATCGTGACCACGTTGAACGCTCTGGCCGTCTTGGTTGGCGCTTTGATTGGCGTCAGCGAGTTGAAGGCAAAGTATTCCGAGTAGAAACCTTTCATTTCTCTAACATGATGTTAGAGAAGTGTAAGAATACTATGCCCAACTAGTACGCGTCCTGTACAAGTTGCCCCTCTCTCAGCATCATGCTGGGGGAGGGGCTTTTCTGCGTTTTAGGGCTTCTATTCTGCGGTTCGATTGGCTCTATCGCCATCACCAAAGTCTATTTGTTGGCCCATTTGGTCGTAATAGCGGTTTTGATACATGTTGCAAAACTTTTCCCTGATGTGATCCACCACAGTTTGCACCGCCGTATGTTTCTCAATGTCCAACTGCTGTTCGGTGATGGTTATCTTCTTTGGGAACTCGTCTTCTGGATGCCAGGTATCGTAACCGGCTCCGTTTATCACCATTCTGGGTGCGTTGAATACGAACCCATATCGTTCTACGAGTTTCAACGCTTCATCGAATCCTCGACCGTATCCTTCCCTATACGAAACTACATCAAGCTCATGCGGCATTTACGACACCTTTCTGTTCGATCTGCTTCAAGTCTAATGCGGAGTTCATCGTTTCCATTGCGGCCAACCGTTCTTTCAACCCGGCATGACGGTAGTGTTCGACCATCAGACGGCTGGAATGGCCCACGATTTCCTCGACCAGTCCGACATCCACGCCCATTGACATGAGGATGGTCACGACAGTATGACGGGTTTCGTGACGGCTCCTATGCTCCGCATTGGGTACTCCCGCCGCTTCCAACAGTTTGCGGAACTGTTCGATATCCTCTTCCGGTTCGATAGGGGAGCCGTCATCATGACGGAACAGGAGTCCATGCGGGTTCGGTATTTCAGCGGTATCCACCAAGTATGCTTCGAGTGTCTGCGCCAATGCGGGAATGATTGGCACTTTCCTTCCACGCTTCGATTTCGGCGGCGTGAGACACCAGCGGCCTTGCAACTCGATCATGTCGAAGCCGTCTGGAATACGCCACCTCCATTGCGGACATGCGGCACCACGCTTGTATCCGCACGGGTACACGCCTTTACGGTCTGGTTCGCCGCAACCGTGCTCCTTCTTCAACTCCTCCAGTTTCCAGTTGACGGTGTATTCGCCGTAGGGGATGCCGTTTGCCGTGGTGGTCAGTTCGAGGTCTTGGAGCGAAGCCCCCAAGATTTCGCCGGGGCGCATACCGGTGCATAGTCTGAACCATTCCATCGCACCCTTGCGGATGCCCAACTCATTGGCGGCTTGGAGGATACGCTTCGCCTCGTCATCGGTGAATGCGGTACGCTCGTGCGCTTCGTTCTTGCGCTCGTCGGCAAGACTGATGTCCTTGTCCTTCGGAGTAGGAACGCCACCCATCGGATTCGTGGGAAGAATCCTATCTGCTACGGCGGCACTGCAAATCTGGTTCAATGTGGTGTGCGTCTGGCGGCGGAGGCTGAGACTGGCCTTCACGTGCATTTTCTTGCCATCGATGGTCTTCGCGACGGTGAGACCATTTACGATGCGGTCGCAGACTGCGGCGTTCAGGTTCGACATTTTCTGCGAATGGTACGGGCGCAGATGCTTGCGGACGATGGTTCGATAGTTGGCGAACGTCTTCGGGTCTGCATCCCTCTGCCGTCGTTCCAACCATTGTTCCGAATATGCGCCCAACGTGACTGACGTGTTGCTGGTGCTGCCGAATTTGGCTCGCTCTTGGAGCAGTTCGGTCAGACGCCGGTTCGCGTCGGCGTACTTCTTGCAGCTGTAGGTCTTCCCGTCGATCTTGAACTCGAAGCTGGGGTAAGCCTTGATTGTGCCATCGGCCAGCTTCTTTTTCCGTTCGACTTTGTATGGGTAGACGATGCCGTTTCTTGCTTTGCGTGCCATGATTACCTCCTTGCTTCCATATTCTCAGACATTCTCAGACTTCCATTTAACCTTCACTTGCGGGTCAAGTGACCCTCAAGTGAGGTTAAACCGTTGGAATGAAGCCGTTTTACCCAATCGTTCCAAGGGATATTCTATCAAACTCTCTAACTGTTAATCGGACGGTCACTGGTTCAAGCCCAGTCGCAGGAGCCATTCGAAAAA